TATTGATAATAGTAAGCTTTGTGATTATCTCATCAAATGCCGGATCTGTTCTATTTTCTTATTCGTTACGCCATACCCACCACCATCATATTTATCATCACGGCCTTCATCATTATCGTGCTCGCGCTCCGATTTCTCCACTGAAGTGATGCTTGATGCCTGAAGCCGAAACTGAGTTCGCTCCACCACCGGGTTTCGCATTGCAAAAGGTGACTGTTCAAACCGGTCCCGACGGTCGAGTCGAAAGGCAATGGCCGCGTTACGCGCCGAATGCCGATCTCGTCAATCTAGCAATTGAATCTCTAAAGCAGACCTTTGAAGAATATCAGGGAAGAGCAGAGCTAACGCCGCCACCAATGCATTTCACCGATGACCTAGCTATCGGCTTCATCATTGGCGACGCTCATTTCGGAGGATATGCAGATGCGTTTGAAACCAAGGTGGCAAACTGGGATACCAAGATCGCTGAACGCATGCATCTCGACGCAATGCGCGATTTGGTCAATTCCATGCCCTCTACCAGACGGGCGTTCATACTTGGCCTTGGGGACTTCATCCATTTCGATACCGCCGCCGGGACGACTACCGCAGGCACACAAATAGACGTTGACTCTCGACGCTCGCGTGTATGCCGTGCAGCGTTGGTCTCCGCCCGCTCGATGATCGAACTTGCGCTGCAGAAATATCAAGAGATTGAGGTTGAATTTCTCCCTGGCAATCACGATGAGTTTAGCGCTCCATGGCTTGCTTTGGGTCTTTGGTCGTGGTTTCATAATGAACCGCGCGTCAAGGTCAACTGCGATCCCAGCTTCTTTTGGAAATGGACTTTCGGACGAAACTTTATCGTTTCCTACCATGGCAACAATGCTAGGCCGAAGAATGCCCCTGAGATAATGGCGCGCGACTTCCCAAGAGAATGGGGAGGGTCAGACTATCGTTATGCGTTTGTTGGTCACACCCACCATATAGACAAGTTCCGAAAGGGCGGCGCGATTGTCGAGGCCTTTGAGACTCTATGCCCGCCGGATGCTTGGCATAAGCGCCAGGGATATGGTGCGGGACCGATCTGCGGCCGTAGCATGACGGCGATCGCATTTCACAAAAACTACGGGGAACGTTACAGAACCACAGTCACGGCGCAGCAATTGGAGAGAAAATGAACTTTCCCAATGTCATCGGTCTCAAAGGCAAGATCGGCGCAGGCAAATCGACGGCGGCCGAATATTTCATCGAGCGCGGCTACAAGCTCATAAAGGTTGCTGATCCATTAAAGAACATGCTCCGCGCGCTCGGACTTTCCGAAGAGCAAATAGAGGGTGAGCGCAAAGGTGAGCCCTCGATTCTCTTGTCCGGAGCAACGCCGCGCCATGCGATGCAAACGCTCGGAACGGAATGGGGCCGAGGCATTCATCCTGATTTCTGGGTCAATCTCTGGCGCCATGAAGCGATCAAGCACCCGCTCGTGGTCGTCGATGATTGCCGCTTTAAGAATGAAGCGCTGGCGATCCACGACCTCTGCGGAGTAGTGATAGAGATCCGGCGTCCGGCGCCCCCGGGTGCAGCTGATGCGCATATCTCCGAGGTTCAAGATTGGCGAGCAGATATGTGCGTTCTAAACGAAGGCTTCAACAAAGAAATCCTATTCGCTCGCCTTGAAGGTGTGATTGCGATCTGGGACGAAAGCAACACTTGCCACTGGAAGCGAGATGCAGCGCGCTTCGCATAGCCACGCCGAGTCGCTGGTGAACATGTTTGCCGGGTCCGCAATAAGCCAAGCAGTGTTGTGGGCTTTCGGAATACCAATAGTGAGTGCTGCGTCGATAACCCTGATCATGATATTTCTGTCCTATTGGCGCCAGTATTTCATCCGACGCATTTTCAACAGGATTGCTAGCCATGGCAAACGCGAAGGTTCACGCATTTCGGAACAAGTTCGAGCGTGATCTGCGCAAAATCATTCCTGTCGCGTGCGCAATTGCCACATGCACGAATGACGGTGACTCCGCTACCGAAGAGAATGAGATGAATGCGCTTGCGGCGATTGTTCTTGATATCGTCGAACGGGCGAAACGGGCGAGGAAAACGAGGGAGAATCAAACCGAGTCGAGCGTTACTATTTTGCGAGCTTAGACTCTATGTGTTTACCGACTATACTCTCAAGCGCGGCGATGCGCTCTCCAAAATTATTCCAATGATCAACTGCTTCAAGCGCGGCGATGCGGGCATTGAAGCCACCCAACACACCATCTTTTTCAAGATAATCAAAATAAGCTTCAAAGCGTTCAAGGGTTTCCTCAAGCATGGCGACGCGCTGCTCATGTGTAGAAAGCTTGCTGTTTAAATAGAGTGCATCGATTTTTGCCTCAAGCGCGGCGATGCGCCGGTCAAAAGCATCCCAGCCATATTCAGTTTCCGTGTTCAATTGAACACTCCTCCATTTGTCTAAGTGCAGTGCTGCGGCCCAGTTTCGAGGGGACTTGGCTGTACTGCAGCGGCACTGGAATGTGAGATAGCGGCCTCAAGCATTCTAATGAGCACCGGATCTATCCATGATTTTGTTTCTTCAATTTTCTGCGCGCCCAGCATCCATTGTAAAGCGCGAATCGCAGCATATTTAAGTTCGGCTTCCGCTTCTGTGTTCAATTTAACACTTTCGATTGCTGCACGTGCCTTGCAGCGCTTCATCTCATAAATCATGTCGGCGTTTGGCTTGCTAAGACTGTCCTCATTTTTGAATGGAGGACCGACAAACATTATTCTGTCGGTTCCATCATAGCAGAAAGTCCATACTATCTGCCACACCAGGCCATGAATGCCGCCAGTCATAAACTGGACATTATCCGTAGCTTTTACAACGGACTCAACTTGGTTAGTGTTCAATTGAACACCCTCGATATTCTCGCTCATTTCCATCAACTTATTGATTTCATTGGTGCTACGGCCCAGTTTCGAACTGGGGACCTCTCCCTTACCAAAATTGTGGTTCTATTGGAATCTAAGGGCTTTTGGTGTCGTCTGGTTCATTTCGTTGTGCATATGGTGCCGTTTTGTGCATCTGGTGTTCTGTGGTCGTGTTCATTTGAACACGGGAGCACTCCGCAATAGACTCATATTCCGCAAGGACTTCACGCAAGCGAGCAAGCTTTTTATAGATCTGATGGTGATCAGCGCGGAGGCTCATCTCGAGCCTCGCTATCTCTGCTTTCATTTCCCACACTAGGCCGTATTGTATTGTCATTGCCTTGGCACTCCGCATTTTCGATTTCCCATCGGATATCGTCTAACGTCAAGCGTGCACAAATCATTGAACATTCTCCCCAATCTTCAGTCAGGTTCCCGAGATTCTTCTGCTCGGCATAGTAAGCCAATTTCTCAACGTATTTTGCCTCGAGCCGGCGTAGCGCTGCCATTGCACTCATTTTTCCGCTTCCCTAAAACAATTGATAATTTTCCTAGACAATTTCATGCACCATTCGTCAGATTTTCCAATTCCGTGTTCCCAATAAGCGCCGCCAATTAAAGCCGCAATGCTTTCTTCACTAGGCCATGAGCGCTCCGCATCTTTTGACACAGGACTTTGTTCTGAATGCTCCGCAAAAACTGTTGTCCTTATCGGTACGGAATTGCTATCTACGGCTTCATAGTCGATGTACAGGCGTCGTCCCTCGGTAGCGATAATTGGCTCAAAGCATGACGATAAAGTCAACTCTGCCGCTCCGTCTTCAACGCTAACAATTAGTGTCTGTTTACGATTGCTTGATATAGTGTCGAATACCTTGACCATTTTTAACCTGTCTTAATCTCCAGCGCTTCAGCCGCATCCCTCAGATAATCCGGCGAAAACTTAGCGTATACCCGCGAAGTGATCCGGCTGTCAGAGTGCCCGAGAAATGCGGCGATACGATCCATTCCGATTCCGGCCTCGGCCATCCAAGATGCGGCTGAATGACGGAATATATGGGCAGTGACCCATGGCAGCCCGCAGCGCCTTCCGGCGGCTTGTAGACCGGTCTTAATGCTTTTGACTGGTTTCCCATTCCACTCCACCACAAAGTCCGTCAGTGCTCCCATTTTGGCCTCTTGGAGAGCTGCCATCAAGGTCCGGTTAATCGGGACTACCGCTCGTCGCTTTTGTCCTGACTGACAAGGTAGGTTCAGATCTATTAAACGGGTCTCGAAATTCACTCTGCCCCACGTCAGGCCGAGCAAGGCACCAATACGTGCTCCTGTTGTCATGGCTGCAATAACGCAAAGTCGTATGTGCGGGGTGGAACACGATGAAAGGAACCGGTTCGCTTGTTCCCGTGTCAAACGCAAATCCCTCGGTGGCGATATAGCCGGGCGGGATATGTAAGGCGCCTTGGCTATCAGATTCTTTTTCTCTGCCCATCTTAGCGCGCTCCTGAGTCGTCCAAGTTCGGTCCAGATTGTGCCAGGTTTGCGACCTTCCATTTCCCGTCTAACGCGATAATCGAAGCAAGCTTGTTCGCTGAGCCCGTCGGCGGCCATATTGCCAAAGAAAGGAAGGACAGAGCGCCCTTCAAAGCCCATAGTCTGAAAAGCAGGTCGCCCTTTAAGCGTCTCACGATATCCATTCCAGACAAGCTCCACCGTTATAGTTTTTGGCCGGTTGGCGATTTCGTATTGCACGGCAAAACTTCGTAGCCCTTGCTCGGCAATCTCATGATTTTGGGTCCGAAGTGAACATCGGCGGGTAGCACCGCGATCTCGCCATGCTGCGTAGTACCAACCTCGGAAGAGGACGACGCGGAATTTAGGAGGTGACATTTCTCGTATGCCTCGACCGCCTCAAGCGGCACCCGAAGCAATTTGCCACCAAGTCGTATCGCTGGCAACTCCCCCTTCTGAATCAGGCGATGCACAAAGCGATCAGAGCATTGCCAGCGTATCGCAACTTCATCAGGACGCAACACGCTCATGCCATAGTTTCCCATGCGCGCATCGCGACCGGCGCGACGTGTTGGGCAATATCCTTCAAGGCATAAGCGTATTCTCGAATCTCATATTGCGAATGATCGTGACAGCGCAGTGTCAGGAACTTCATTAGGTTTAGCAGATTCACTGTCGCGAACATATGCGAGTAGGTCGAAACTGGTAGTACGCCGCGCGCTAGCTCTCGCGGCCAGCCGCAATTAAGTAATAGGCGATAATTTTTGAAAGCCTTCGCGCAGGCTTGTGCGTAGACATGACATTGGAACGATCGACCCTCGTCCGATCCTAATTCTGGGGCTAAATCGCGGGCCTGCTTATTGCTCTTAGATTGCTCACCTACATGCTCAGGCTTCGGTACATAGAACTCGTCCGGCAGCTCGCTATACCTTCCGCTTACCTCATTGAAGCTCCACGTTCTATGCCGGTGCCATTGCCTGAAAACGAAGATCGGCGCCTTGACTTCGAAGGTTATCGTGACGTGCTCGAATGGCGAAGTGTGAGCGTGCTTCCATAAATAATTGATTAGGCGCTCGTCTAATCCTCCCACTCCTCCGTCCTCGTCTGCACGCCATGGGGTGTTATATGAGACCCGCGCCGCGCGCGCTATTGAAAGATCGCTGCCCATGAAGTCTACTAGGCGGACGAAACCGTGGTCGAGAACGTCTATTTTAGAGCCGAAAATATTCATGTTTCTTTCCTGCGCATAATCATCACATCGATGACAACAGAGTCGTCCCGATCATCAATTGAAAGATTTCTAAGAACGACGGCGGTCGTCATGCCAACATCACGGCCGATAGAAACGAGAAGACGCTCGAATGACCGCATCATCCCGCCAACAAAAAGCGGCGAAAGCGCGCCCCCGGGGGTTGGCGTTATCTTAAACGAAAGATAGTGATCGCCGCGCATATCTGCGGCTAGTTCAAAATTGTGTTGAGCATTGCAGCTTGGACAAGTGATCTTCATTCCTGCGGTTCCGTAAGGTCTGGCAAAGAGAACCCGTAAATGCTCTTTAAAAGCTCGAGCTCATGCCGATCCACCACAGCGGCGCCCATCCAACTGATGGCAGAGAGAGCCACTTTCGCGCGCTCCAACCACGGGGCATTATGACCAAGCTCTATCATTGTGCTCGCCATCACCCTAATGATTTCTTCCCTGGTCACGTCACAATCTCCAAACAAATCATCGCCAGAAACAGTAATATGCCGCCTAGCAAAATGTTGATCCAAAAATCACGCCTGATTAGTTTTTCTTCATCTTTCCGTATGGATTCCAGCAATTTACGTAGTTCAGGACTCATTTCGCTTCCTCATATCTCGCCTCTTGCGGGCCGCGCTCTTGATCGAAATATTTCCCGCGGTAGGGATACAGCGTCGGTTCATCAAGTTCGCAGAATACGAATTGGCAAAGAGGATCGCCCGGCGCAAATATCACCGTCTCCGGACCATGATTAATTACCTCGATTGTTGCAAAGCCCTCGAACCCGGGATCAAAATGCGTATTGAACACAGAGACGAATCGCCGCGCTAAACTCGATTTGTCACGAACGTGACCGCAAACATCGTCCGGGAAAATGAAGCGCTCTATTGTGCTTGCAAGCGCACAACATTTTGGAAGAATGACAAGATCATGATCTATTCTGACATCATACGAACATGCGGAAAGACCGTAGGATCGTCCGTTAGATATACCGCGCTCGACAAACGGCGATATTAGCGGCCGCAGATTGTACTCAAGATGGGTGCAAAGGGCTCGGATTGATTGGGCGCTCAAAACTGACATTTCGTCACCTTGGTAAATGCGTGACAACGAAAATCAGGATTAAAAATCCTATGAACATCGCTATACCAATAAAGAATCCACCAATTCCTTGAGCGTGCTTGTCTATAAAATCCCAAAAGCTCATTGTGCATCCTCAAAATGGCATGTCGTCGTCGACGATATCGGCTGCACGTCGCGTATCCGGAGCTGGCGATGAGCCAGACGATTCCTTTTTGCTGTCGAGTAGAACCATGGCGCCCTGGTAGCGCTGCAAGACGACCTCTGTAACCTTGCGAGTGACTCCGCTTTGGTCGGTATATCCGCGTGTCTGCAGCTGGCCCTCGAGGTAAACCTTCGAGCCCTTCTTGACATAAGCCTCGGCAACATTCGTGAGCTGTTCGTTAAAGATGACAACATTGTGCCACTCGGTGCGCTCCTTGCGCTCTCCCGAAGCCTTATCTTTCCAAGACTCCGAAGTTGCAACCGAGAAGCTGACGATTGTATTTCCGCTGGCGGTTAGCCTGACTTCCGGATCGCGGCCGACGTTGCCGATCAAAAGCACCTTATTTAATGAGCCAGCCATCGATTATCCTTTCATCCAATGAAGTGCCGGACGATGTTCGTTAAGGTGATACCAAGCAAAAACCATCCCATATTCTCAATACTCATTCTTGTCGCTCCTGGTAGAGTGCCCTTGGTTCCAAAGGCTGTTTCGGTTCTCGTTTCTTAGCCTTCATAAAACCCCTTGATTTGATCTTCTGTTTCGGCCGGTCTGCACCGAGGTGCTTTGCCTCGACGCGTTTCGTTTTCGCCGCCTTCTTAGTATCAGACGGATTCTTAACCGAGTAGCAGCACCGTCCTAAGAGCTGCGCATTTTCTAAGGTTGCAGGGCCCCCTAATGCGGCTGGAACTATGTGGTCGATTTGGAATTCCCGCGTCCAACATCCGCATCCTTCGCAGTAGATGACGAAATCCTTAGTCGCCCGCTTGATAACAGCAACACGGACCTTCGTTGGAAACTCCTTACGCGACAATATCCCTCCTAGCACCCTTGATCGTTTCGATAATACAAGCGATACGTAGAAGCACCCACAGAGGAAGGCGGCTAACGCGCCAAAGATAAATTAGAGGCTCACGATAAAAGGGAGGCGTGGTATTATGTCCGTACATCATCATGCACGTTGTTCGGCCCTCGCAATGGCCGCTTCGAGACGTCTATATGCACGTTCATGCTCTTCATCTTTAAGCCACCGCGTGGCGCGATAGACATCCTTCGCCGCCCAGAGCAGCTCATTGCGCTGCGCTTTGATGGCACGATATTCTTCTTCGAGCTTATAGAACGCCTCACGGTGATACTCGCTCATTCTTTCCACTCCCATGACTGTCATGCCAAACGATGCCGTTTTGATCGCCCCACGCCTGCATGAATGAAATTAGCTCGCTCATCTCTTCCTTCGATAAATCCGACGACCTAAAGCCCCATGGAAGGAATGTTAACCCGTCCAAAGTGGGGATGTACTGAAGCTCGGCGCCGCACGCGTCCATGAAAATTGCCTTCCATTGATCCGGCGTGTAGCGGCCTCCGAAGTGCTCCCTTTGCGTGGCTACGTCGGTTAGCATTGCCCACATGCGATCGTTTTGTGGTAGTGTGCGCTTTGCAGCCTTGAACTCAACACGTGTTCCCTTAGGCGATTCAGCAAGCCAGTGGAGCGCGCGCGCACGCGATAGTGGATCATTGAGAATTACGAGCGCACGGCTCATAACGAAAACTCGCCCCTTGCGACGACCTTGCTAACTACCTCGTCAAGTTCTGCATTGAATGCATCGATCGCGTCCGACAGCTTTTTAATATATGGTTCGTCGCGTTCCGCGCGCATGATGATTGCCGGAAAGTCAGGCCAGTAAACAAATAGGTCGATCCATTCACGCTCCGCTATCAACAACTCGCCCTGACATTGCGCTTTGTGCATAGCTGGAAATTCATCCTTGAGCATGGTTTCGATCATGAGGTGCGGCAGCTTTGTCTTGATCTCAAGCAAGCCGTTCTCGCCAATAAGCGCATCCGGGCTGCATCCGGCTCGACCGTTGCGGATAAAGCCAACCCGCATCGGCTCCGTATCAGTCATGAAGGCATAGAGCCGGCGCGCGTCTGGCTCCATGGCATGCCCGCGCTCAGTATGAACGTTTGAAAATGATTCTGAAGGCTGCTTTCCGGTGATGATTTCTCCGGCCAGCTTGTAAAGATAGGTTTGCCGAGTTTTACTCGCCTCGCCGCCAACTCCCTTGGATAAAACCAATGGAAAGTTCGATGCTGTCGGGAGTCCAATGCGTCGCGCGAACCATTCGTCGGAACCCTGCTCGCAATCGAAAATTTCCATCATCCGGAGCTCTTAGCCTTGAGCAGATTCATAGCCGTTCGGAATTGGCTAGCCCGAAGGTCGACAACTGATTCCACCTTGAAAAATGCGAGAAACTTAGTTAAATCCGCGCCGGTCGATATAAGCTTTTGTCGAATGAGCTCAGCCTGAGAACTGGTTATCGCGCTATCATTCTGGCCGCCCGCGCGATTGCCATCATCGTCCTCGCTATCGCCAACCGCAAGATTGAAAATCATCTTCAGCAAATAGCGCATGCCGTATGTGATAGCGCTGCCGATCGCATGAGTCTTCGTCATGACATCGCCGCCTTTGGCGCCCTTGCCATCGGCGGGAATTAACAGCTCAACATCTCGCGAGGCACCCCCCTTATGAGAAATTCGGCAGACAAGGTTTATGAAATTCTCAGTTAAGACTGGCATCGTGCGGAAGCTTAGAGAGAATCCTTGCTCGGTATAAATCGGCCTGATCGCGCCATCTAGGGCGGCATAGCTGGCATATTTACTTCGCGTTTGGCTGTTGTCTTTGTCTGCGGCCACGCTCTTCATAGTTGCTTGGGCGATCGCCATCGCTTCGTCGAACAGCCTTTCCTCATCGCGCTTCTGCATCGCCTGATACATAGCGAACAAGCGATCCATGCGGTCGAGATCATAGTTTGTATCGCCGGCGGCACGCGAGATGATATCCATAAGCACCGCCGCGTCGCGCGGTTGATCCGGCTGCTTGACTGGCGCGATTTGTTGAGTCTGTTCCTCAACTGGTGGTTTGCTCATTTGAGGATTCTTTCAATAGCTATATCGACTTGGAATTCTAGGTTTTTGCTCTCAATCAAAACACTGTGATCTCTCGTTTTAAAATATTCTTTTTGTCTTTCTCGCATTGCCTTCACAAGCTCTGCAAATGCCGGAGCGCACGTCGTTGCAAGCTCAATCGTAAGCTGCTCTAGTTTGTTCACAGATGTTCACCATTTTCTGGAATTTCGTGCATTTGGAACGACTCTGCATCCGGGTTTTGGCAACCGATAATTCGCATAGTGTCGAGCGCGTGCTTGTCGCCTTCGTGATAGCCCAAGAGGAATCCACACAGGTAGACGACCGCGCCACAGATGATAAAAATTAAACGTCGAAGTTTCATCGAAGCATCTCCTCAACTTCTTCTCCGCATTGCTTCACCGCTTCGATGAGCACGGACTTGATAAGCCGCGCGCGAAGTCCATAATCCCGATCGTCTACCGCTAGAACACAACGGATTGCCTTTAGCAGTATGCTAACTCTCTGTGCGTCAGTCATTGGCAAGCACTTCATGCTCCGCCATAACAGCGTCTATCGCGGCCAAGGCCAGCACCAGCATATCCTCAGAATCAAAATCGTCTGCGCTGAAGCCGCACTCCTCAAGAGCGTCAAGCAGGGCAGCCTTTATTCTCTTGATTGGTGCTATGGGTTTAATTTCGCTCGTGCCGGTCATTGCATCCTCTCAAATTAGTGAAGCGTCGTGGGCCCCGCTATCCGCGCATTTTAGCCAACCGCCATGCCAGCCGCCACCGCCTAGCCCCATGAGCATGAGCAATGACTCCGAAAGCGAACATTGATGCGATTATGAAAATAAATGCGATTACACGAACGATCATTTTTTTGCCTTCTTGTTTGAGAGCGAAGCGTCGAGCCTAAACTCGAAATTCACAACGTCTTCGAGGTTACTAATCGTAGGTTTGCTTGGCGCTTCGCACTGCTCACCGGGCTAGTAGTGAGCAGGCCGAACCGTCAGGCCTTTGATAATTTTCTCGGGCTGGCTTGATGGCAGCGACGCCAAAAATGAGGCCAAATTGACATAACGTGGCCGTTTCATGATGGGAACCTTGAATGCTGGGAAGCCTATTCTGAGATGCGCTCATTAAGCAGCCGTCGCTTGATCGCAAGCCAACGTACAATCCAACGTTGCATTGTCTTACGTTCGGTCTCATTTATGACATGAAGACAAGCGCCGAGTTGATTAGCAAGCGAAACAGCTTCATCAATCTTATCCGCTAAGCGACGATCTGATTCTTGCATTCTGTTACTGGCCGGGTGAGCAGGTATGTCCAAACACGGGATAAATCCCCTGAGTAATAAGGGTTGGTCTGGCGGCAATGATTCTTGCTCGCAGATCTGTTGACCATGACGCAAAGGCCGCTTCGCAGGCCGATGTGGTCTTGAAAGTTGCGATGTAGCTGGACGATGGACCGTTCCAAACCATAGAAGCGAGCAAGACAGTATCGGTTTCCCACGCATAGCTAGGCGTTGCGGCGAGCATCCCTATTGATGCAGCGGCGGCTAGAAGATGATATCTCATAAAGTGCTCCGTGTTGGCTAAGAGAGTGAAGCGTCGCGGGCCTTCATTTGAAAATGGGGCGCGGACCGGGAGAGAAACAGTCAACGCGCCCCACTCATCCGCCGGAAAGGACCCGGACAAGAACTAACCGGCGGGAACTGCCTTCGCTATTACCAACCAGCGAAATCAGCGTAGACGGCTGCTTGGTTCGGAAAGTCTGTCGATGGTGCGTGTTGCCAGTTCCCAACAAACACATAGGTGTTCGACGTTGTGTTTGGCTGTGAATAGGCGTCGACAGTGCGCGCGCCAAGGGATACCTGCGTGCAGGCCTGCTCGCCAGTATCAACCTTGTACGCTAGCCATGCCGGCCCTGGAGGCACTACGCCAACGATATAGGGCGGAAACTGATTCCACCCCTGAGTGAGCGAGTGGCATAGCTGATTTGTGCAGGGATCAGTTTCGCCGGACGCTTTTTGTTGCGGCGTGAGACCGGGCTCCTGCAACGTCGCGCCCACCCATTGCCCGGGCTGATGATCGACAATTTTGCCGGTCGAATCCTTAATCGGGAAGTCGTTATAAAGCGCCACGTGCACGGTAGAATTCAGGCATAGCTTGGGAATATAAATGTGGAAAGTGTCTAGCCTAGCTCGCGTGATCGGAGACCCGTTGACCACGTTAGGGACATCGATCCTTTGCGCAAAGGATTTTGTTGAATCGATGGTTGATGCGGTTGGCTGCACGGTCGTTATGCCGAGACTAAACCGACATGGAGATCCACTGACGCATGCTGCATTGGCACTTGCCGTTAAACTAAGAAACGTAGCTGCTAGGAGCAGAGCTTTCATTTGACGTTTTTCCTCGTTGCTGGTTTGAAAAATCATAGCAAGGAGGCGTCATAATCCAAAAAAATACCTTTGGCAACAAAAAAATTCCTTAGGCGCCCAAATCCTTTTAAAGGTGTCTCGTTTATAAACTCTCAAATTTGTCATTTTTAACCCAGGTAATGTTCATGTAATGATGCGCCGCAAAAATTGGATTGGGAGCAAAAAGAATGTTTCTTAAGCTCGGCATTGCTATTGTCGTCGTTTTGAATCAGCGAATTGCCGAGTTAGAAACTCAGCTATCACTTTGCCAGTATGCTTGGGAGTCGAGGTGTCTAAATGAGCGCCTGAAGGTGTGTCGAGGACTCTTAGGACAATTAACGAAAGCTCAGACGCCTCTTCGTGAGAAAAATCTAGGGCAAGCAACATCCCTTCTAGAGCACCCATAAGCAAATGGCGCCCGTGACCTGACGGAAACCCCAAAATGTCGTTGGGTTCGACGCCAAGGGCGTCAGCTAAATTGGAAAGTTTGGCAAATTGCAGTGTCCCTCGTCCGCTTAAAATTTGGGACACAGCGTTGCCGGTGACCCCAAGAACTTTGCCAAGCGCTTCCTGACTCAGCCCCTTGTGGCGCATAAACATACGGATGCGCTCGCCTATTTCCTCAGCCTTGCGATTCAAATCAGCCTCGTCAGTCATGCCGCGATTTTAAGTTGCGCCATGCTGGCGACCAAGTTTAAAAAAATTGTTGACATGCGTGTATCAAATTAATATTCTTATAAAGTCACGAAGGGGAACTTTCATGCCTGAAGCTTTTGAAAATTGGGCGCACGGCCTTTACGATTTCGTCCCTATCGGCGTCGCCATCGCCATTGTCGTGCTGATCGTGGATGTCGGATGTCGCCGGAACGTTTCCAAGAAGACTTCTTCTTGGTGGTCACGCGATCATCGCCGGCGTTTTTGAAAATCACAAGGCGCACCGCGGATAGTGGAATCCATAGGTCGCCATCGTCGTCTTCCTCGGGGGGTTGTTGAGTTGTGGTTTCCATGCCCGCAACTTGACATGGAGATTTTTGGAAATGGCCAACAATGCGTTGGACAGGAAGGCTTTTGGTACACCACTTTCTGAAGCGTCGTTTTTGGTGCGTCAGTTAGGAAACTACCAAAACGTAAGAAGCAAAGAGGCGATCAATCTTGCGTACATGCGTCTTAGTCACTTCGGGATCTTTAGCCGAAACAGAGTCAAAGAGCTTTTCTATGGAGAAACCTACCCGCGCAACAAAGTATCGTCTGCGGAAATGGACGCTATTAGATACGCGGTCTCCAAACTAACGGCCGGTGTGGGCCGGAGGGAGCAAAACAGTGATATCACTATTGAGGATCTACGAAATGCCCTGGCCGCGCTGGCTAGGCAGATTAAGAAACTGGACCCTTCGTTTGATCATTCATTCGCTGAAGCGCTCAGCGCTGCGCCACTGGCTAAAGTCCTCTCAAAAGACAGTAGCCGCTGAAGAGTTTGAGCAATTGCTGTGAGCGGCGGCAAGACTCCGCGCGCAAAGGGTGATCGATTCGAGCGCGCGATTGTCCGCTTGCTTCAGGATCGCGGCATCGGCGCCGAGCGCGTCCCCTTATCTGGTAGCGCTGGTGGTCGATTTTCGGGTGATCTTTCTGTCCCATGTTTAGGTCGCGATCTTGTGGTTGAGGCTAAATCGCGTGGGGCTGGTTTTCGGCAATTGTACGCATGGCTGGACGGTCGAGACGTGCTTATCACGCGCTCAGATCGTCGCGAAGCGCTAGTCATTTTACGCCTCAACCTCGCCGCTGAGATTGCCGTCAAGGCGGAGGGAAAGAAAAGCATGTTCAGGAGTCTAAGCGAATGAGTAAGGACGAAAAAATCGCAAAGTTATATATGGATGGATACACCTATGTAGAAATTGCTGAACTCTGCAATGTGAGTCGTCATGTGGTTGGGATCAGTCTACGCAGATCAAGGGATGCCGGGCATGATTTGCGTAGGATAATAGATGATCTCAGCGTAAATACGCGTGAGAAAGCAATTTTTGAGAGACGCTGTAAGCAACATCTTGAAGATCTTTATCATCATCACGGCAAGCTAGCCGCTTAGCAGATCACTCGCGGAATTCAAAATGACCGGAACGCATCTTTGGCGGGCGGGAGTAACATCGCCTGACGCGCGGCGAGAAAGGGATTTTTACCCTACCCCGTCTGCGGTAGTTCACGTCTTGATTCCATTCCTTGGAGACTTCCCTCGTTTCGTTTGGGACCCCGCTTGCGGTGATGACTCACTCGCCAAGGCGCTCAATCAAGGATTCTTCATTATTGCCTGCACCGATATCGTGAACAACGAGGAACGGGATGCGTTAGATTTTCTTGCGACAACTGATCGAGTCGCCGATGCGATTATCACCAACCCGCCTTATTCTCTCGCGGAGGAATTCATTCGTCACGCGTTCAAAATAGGCGTGACTCATATGGCCTTATTGCTAAAGGCAAACTTCGAGAATGCTTACCGTGGCGGCCTGTTTGAAGAATTTCCCTATGCCCATCGCCTGCCGCTTACATGGCGCCCAGACTTCACCGGCAAAGGTAGGCCGTTCCTTGATGTGACTTGGTATGTGTGGCAGCCGAATTGCTATCACATGACGACGACTCGACTTCTGCGACCGGGCAAAGAGGCCGCGTAATGGGAAAATGGTCTCTAGCCGAACTCGCTACTCATCTTGAGCTGATGGCCAAGGGCCAAGACATCATCGTGCGGTTTCTTTCTGAGAGCGGCGCAACTCTAGATGATAAAGAATCTTCACGCGAGAAAACCCTACAAGCCGCTCGCGCGCTCAAAGAACTTGCACCATTTCAAGAAAAATTACGGGCCTTCTTAATCGAGCAAAAAAATCAACAAAAGGATTGGTGATTTATGAAGGTGACTCCTTGGACTAATACCGAATTAAAGATCCTTCGCGACGCGCGGGACAGGGGAATGACAGCTAAGGGCATTTCTTCACTTGTTCTCAAGCACCGGACGCCAAGTGCCATTAATCACACAATGCGCCGCAACGGAATTTCATTCCGCGATGACGATAACTCACTGAGAACAGTTCAGGTTTCCATTTCAGGAAATGTTTACGAGCATCTAAAATCTTTAGCTACCGAACAAGGCGTGACGGTTGCAAGGGTTTGCAGAGGCATCCTTCAAAATGCTGCGAAGGAAGCCTAATGAGCGCTCGCCGTAAAATCAAGCTTGATACTCAAATCCTTGACGCCCTCGAGAGCGGATATGGAACCGTGAAAGAGATTTCCTCGCTCATTGGCATCCCGTCTGCGACATGCTCGGCTATTTTGTGCATCCTTCGCGACAGTGGACTCGTCAAGGTTGTCGGTAAGCGCGTCACCGGTACGCAAGGCCGGCCTTCAAACATTTACTCACTGATTGAGGGAATTTCTTCCATGACTCGAAAAGTATTGCCGACGCGGCGCCGCTGCGAGCATCTGTCAATGACCTGCGGAAACGGCAAATACACCGTCAGCGTCGGACGCTATTCTGATGGAGTGCCGGCCGAAGTTTTCGTTAGCTCGTCTCGTCCATCAAGCGAGATTTCTGACGTAGCTCGCGATGCCTCGATTCTGATCTCGATCGCGCTGCAATATGGAGTCCCTCTTAGGGCTATGCGTGATTCAATCACGCGCCTATCTGACAACAGCGCGGCAAGCATTATTGGTGCCGTTCTCGACTTGATTGCGCCGCCGGATAATGACGCGGCTGGTGCCCAGATTGATCCGCTATTGTCTCGGCCAAGGTACTTTGACTGCACGACATATACGAAGCCGAGCGCGAATAAGACAATGGTTGAGGCGCTTTGATGAGCGAGCTTGTTCCAATTGGCGAACACGCCGAATCAGACGTGGTTGTGGCAAAACTACATGTTGCAAGACGTGCTCTCACGCAAGCACGCACCATACAAGAATCAAAAAAAGTAGCCGACATTTCGAAGGCTTTGGGCATCTATTCCAGGCAACAGCAACTTGGAAAGGAGCTTGAGCAAGAAGCCAAGGCGATCTTTCTCGAAGCGATGCGCCGCTGCGGCGAAATGCTGCTCGAAACGGATAGGCACGAAGGCGGGCGGCCCAAAATAACTGGTTCCGATTTGGTACCAGTTTCAGCACCACCCACGCTTAAAGACATGACCTTGAGCAAGAAAGAATCCGCTCTTGCTCAAAAGCTGGCGGCGCTTCCCAGCGAAATGTTTGAACAAATCAAGTCTGGGGCGATTAAAATTACTGAGGCGTTTAGGCGCATTCTCGCCAGCAAAACAGAAGAGCTTAGATTAGTCGAGCCTACCGGCAAATATCGTGTGATCTATGCTGATCCGCCGTGGAGCTACGGCAACACAATGCCAGAAGGCACAACCGAGCAACGCGACCACTATCCGGTGATGAGCCTTGCTGACATTTGCGCAGAGCCGGTTAAGAACCAATACGCTGAAGACAACGCAGTTCTATTCCTCTGGGTAACATCACCAATCCTCGAGGAATCGTTTCAGGTGATCGAAGCTTGGGGGTTCAAATACAAAGCATCATTTGTCTGGGACAAAATCAAGCACAACATGGGCCACTACAATTCGGTACGCCATGAATTGTTGCTGATCGCCACTCGCGGCTCCTGCCAGCCAGACCAGCGCAAGCTGTTTGATAGCGTCGTTAGCATAGAGCGGCAAGAGCATAGCCGCAAACCAGAGTTCTTCTATGAGATAATCGAGACGCTGTATCCGATCGGTAAGCGCCTCGAGATGTATCGACGCGGAGCACCTCGAGCCGGATGGGACGCTTATGGTTACGAGGCAGAGTATGCCGCTGCTTGAGCCAACATATCCTGACGCTAAGAGCCCTACGGCATATCAGGATGGCTTGGAATTCCAAGACTTCGTCTGTGACGTCCTCTCACAACATGGTGTAATCATACAGAATTTCGGCAGTAAAAAGTTTCAATGGAATAAGGGGGAGAACCGCCAAAGCTGGGAAATTAAGTTAGACAAGCGATGTACCGAGACGGGAAGAATGTCAATAGAAGTTGCCGAGAAAAGCTCGCGCGACGTTTCATGTTGGACCAAAAGCGGCATTTTTTCCAAAGTCAATTCCTGGTTATACATTCAAGGAAATTACGAGTTTCTGGCAATCTTCTCTACTCGTTGGCTACGTCGGTATCATGACGAGATTAAGCCAGAAATTCATGAAAAACGCGGAACTATCAAAACATTCTACCTACCGCTTGAGACCGTCAAAAATTATGCAGAGAAAGTCATCGTATTGGTGCCCGCATGACCAATCCTTGGATGCCATTCCATGCCGTTGGCACAGCGTTTGCTACGCGCGCGGTTATAGATACTATAATTAAGAAACAGTCACGTAAGGTTGTAATTAGCTCTTACTATACCGCACGCGCGAGGGCCTTAAGCATGGCTAACAAGGAGTGGAGATAAATGAGCTTGGAAATCGCTATGGTTCTTCAAACGGCTCTGATTATCATAACGATAATTGCCGTCCACTTTTGGCGGTGCTGAAACAGCGTGGCCTATGACCTTTTTGCGGCGCGAGCTTACTTTGACCCTGCCACGCTTAGGCCGCTTCGTTTGCGGCAATGGAAGGCTATTGCCGAGATTAAGCAGGCTGTGCGCGAAGGCCACAAGCGGATTATCCTGCAGGCTCCAACCGGCTTCGGCAAGACCTTGACTGCAGCTCACATAATCGGCGGCGCGCTTGCGAAGGGACGAAGGCCGGTTTTTGTCTGTCCGGCGTTGACGATTCTCGAGAAAACGATTTCTGATTTTGAAGGCGAGGGAATACGAGACATTGGCGTCATTCAGGCACAGCACGAGAGGACGGATTTTGAAGCGAGAGTGCAGATTGCAATGGCGCAAACGCTGGTGCGCCGTAAGCTGAAGGATGTTGGATTTTTTATTCGCGACGAGGCGCATGTCGGTTGCGCGGCATTGGATGAGATCATAGACCATTCTTATCCTGACTGTGTTGAAATCGGTCTTAGCGCTACGCCATGGCGCAAGGGAATGGGCCTTAGGTGGACTAAGCTAATTATTGCGGCGACAACGCGCGAGCTAATCGATGAGGGCTGGCTTTCTCCATACCGAGGCTACGGACCCGGGCTAGATCCTGATCTGACTGGTGTGCGCACGACCGCCGGCGACTACAACGAAGGAGATTTGTCTTGCGTAATGCAACGGCCTCAGCTTGTGGCAGACGTAGTTACAACGTGGTCACAACGTGCTCACAATCGTCCAACATTTATGTTTGCAGTGGATCGGGCACACGCTGCGGCCCTTCAAGGGCAATTCCAAAAGGCTGGCTTATCGTGTGGATACATCGACGGTAACTCTACGCCTGATGAGCGCAAGGAAACCTTCCGCCGCTTTCGCAACGGCGACGACAAGATAATTTCGAGCGTCGGCTGCCTGACGATGGGAGTCGATGAGGACGTGCGTTGCATCATTATGGCGAGGCCGACGAAATCTGAAATCTTGTGGGTTCAAATGATCGGTCGCGGGCTGCGGACGGCGCCGGGCAAGGATTATCTCCTGATTCTGGATCACGCCGGCAATGCCGAGCGGTTGGGCTTTCCTGACGAGATTCGTCACGAGCATCTAGATATTCGCAGGCCTGGCGAGAAGGGTGGCATCAACCCGCAAAATGGTGCGGAGCCTAGGAAGCCGACGAAATGCCAGTCTTGCGGCTTCCTCATGCCGCCTACTGCCCGCCAATGTTCGCAATGTGGCGCCGAGCGGCCGCGCCGTTTAAGCAGTGTTGAGAATGCTGACGGCGAGCTTGTTGAGTTTGGCATGGGCGCGAAGGTCGCGCCGACTAGGGCCAAAGAGCGGCTTGCGCGACAGGCTGGGCGAGAGATTTATCGGCAGTTGCTAAGCGCCTGTAAGAATCCCGGCGAGGCAGCGCACCGGTATCGGGATATCTACGGAATCTGGCCACATCACCCTGGCGCCGAGCCAAAGCAGGCTATGGATGACGTGATCGGATGGGTTAGGCATGCACGGTTGCGCTGGATTCACTCGAAAAGGCGGAAGGTGGCGTGAATATTCATCGAATTGACATCCTACCTCGCTCGGATGGGCGCCGCTATGGTCCAGAGCCTTTCGCCTATAACGGCAAGGAAATCGGCAAGTCTAAAGAGCCGATCCTCACAGCTGCGCGTTGGCTGCTTGATAACGGCGTGGCCTTTCCCGAGGACCTGATTGAAACTTACCGGAACGGCTGTCTGTCGCTGTCTGGCATTGTAGGGCAATTGGCTAAGCTAACGGTGTCGGAAAGTGAAAACGGAAGGCCTTCACTTAGCTTGCGTAAATGGAGGCCATTTCCCGATGTAACGGGTGCCTCAAAAACCGAGGAAACTGATTTTCCCGTATGCGGGTCAATCCAGGCCGATGGCGGCCTATAATGGCGCCGACCGTACAGTACAAAGAAGCCTTCCGCAATCGCTGGAATGGAATCTTGCCGCAATTCGGTCTCGACCTGAAATTGCTTAACGGTAAGCACGGCCCATGTCCGTTTTGCGGCGGCAAGGACAGGTTTCGTTACACCGATTACCGCGGCCGCGGCGATTGGATTTGCAACCAATGCGGTTCCGGCGATGGATTCGAATTCGTCCAGCGCGCGCTGGGAGTGGATTTCAGGGAAGCCGTTAAGCGCATTGAGTCGGTCGCGAAAGACATACCTGTTGCCAAGCCGCTGCTTAAATCTGGTGAGCCCAATCGGCGCAATCTAAATTCCATTTGGTCAGCCGCTGAGATGGCAACTATAGGGTGCCCGGTAGGTGTGTATCTGGGACGCAGACTTGGGTACCTACGGGCCATTTCCGGCCAATTACGCTACCATCGCAGGCTTGCCTATTTGCATGATGATGGGACCAAGACATTTCATCCGGCTATGATTGCGATTGTGTCGGACGCAGACGGCAATCCGGTCAACCTTCACCGTACATATTTGACGCCCGACGGACATAAGGCGGATGTGCCTTCGCCTAAAAAGATTTGCGCGGGCTCACTGCCACAAGGTTCCGCGATCCGTCTGACTCCGCCGGCTCACGGTTGGCTTGGTATTGCCGAGGGGATTGAAACAGCGTTAGCCGTTACAGAGCTGACAGGAGCATTATGCTGGGCGGCGGTGAATTGCCATGGGCTAGAGACTTGGGAGGTTCCCGAGTCCGTCTGGCGCGTTACGATCTTCGGCGACAATGACTCGCACTATGTTGGGCAAGGAGCGGCTTACGCGCTGGCCAAGAGGCTCTCTAGAGATCCTCGGCTGTCCGTTGATGTGAAGATTCCCCGCGAGCATGGTGATTGGTGCGACGTGCTGAGCGGAATGCGTGAGGAAAACAAAAATGCTGCGTGAACATCCGGCAGTTGACCTGATAAAGCTAATGCTTATGCGGCGGGGTGATATCGAAGCTGTTGCATATGGTATAGCTTTGGCTATCACGGAAGCGTTGATCAACACGAAGATGCTCAAGAAAAAGGGTGCTTTTCTTCCGTTCGATCATGCCAGGGGGATTATCAATGTTGCGTGATGCAAATATGGTTTGCTCAGACAGCGCATGGCGCGCGCATCGCCCGCCTGGGGTAAGACGTAATCGGAATCGTATCGCCAGGACGTATTTGTATGAGTTTGTCGATGATTTGAGAAATCCCGCCATCCCGGAGGACTTCGAACGACGTATATGGACGGCTTGCATGACGGACCGCGCGCTTTCCGATCCTGATAGCCGTTTTCAGGGGAATCGGCCGTTACAGCATGCGATATGGCGCGAGGCCGTCAAGGAATGGACAGAATATGGCGCAGAAGAAGTTAAGGTTAGATTTAAGCCTAGTAGGGAGCAAATTGCCGATTGGGAAACAGTCATGGGTTGGTGTGCGGCGCTGGAAAAGAAGGATTTCAGAATCGTTTATCTTCGAGCATGTGGTTACTTTTACACAGAAGTTGCCGATCGAATGCTCAAAGCATGGGGCACAAAGTTGTCTCACGACACTGCGAAAAGACGATATGAAAGTGCAATTTTGCAACTTCATAAGCTATCATTGAGAGTCTAACCTTTGAATTATTACGAATTTTTAATGAACTATTGCCGTTAATCGGCATTTATGCGTTGATTTTTCCATAAAAACATGGGATAATATTATGATAGGTGTTTTGTGCATAGAGCTACCGAGGACCAATTTCCGGCGCTCTTAAGCCCCCATCTATCAACACAATTAGCCGCCAAGCCAGACGCTCGAGCGCCCCCAGTCACGAGACGGGTTAGGCTGGCGGCTAACTTTTTGAATTACCTAACAATTTAATTTTTAAATCAGCCATTTGGATTCGGCCGATGACTATTGCCAAGAAATTGAAGCCATCTTGGGTGGAGAGGTATTCTGCCGACGACAATATCAAGGATAAAATTGGAAGAGACGCAGGTCATTGCCTGTATCCAGATGAGGATCTTAATGGATACTGGGAAGATGGCACATATTTTGTGTACGATGCAAAGATCAACGATTGGATCCCAGAAGACGAAATATTTGAGCACGGCTACTACTAATGTCTGATGACTGTGTAAGGAAAAAGCTTGAGCAATTCCTTAGCAAAGACGAGATTCGGGAATGGCTTGATCAACCTCATTTGCTGCTTAGCAATCAATCTCCAAGTGATTTTATTCGTGCTGGTCGCGACGATGATGTTTTGCGTCTCATTGACTTGGTATTTGACAAAAATGTTTTTTAGAAAATGACAGCGCAGATAAACAGTATTGCCTCGATTAATGATGCGCGTCGCGCCGCCGCGAAGGTTTATGCAGCTTATTTCGCCGGCGCACCGGTTAATGGTATGCTACAAGATGTTGAACTTAGGTTGCTTGAGGCTCTGATGCGCTTATACAGGAAAAGGTGAAGCGTCGCGGGCCCTATCCGTGCATTGGCTGACCACTACGAGCCAGACGTTTGCTTCAATTTCTGGCGCTTCAGCATACCGCGCGAGCTAGTACGCGGCATGTTCGAAACGTCACTTCAACAAAAGTTTCTGGGTACGACGGATAATGTCGTATATTTCAGATTCATATTTGTCTATATCGATGGCATTTGCAAAGAGGAAATCTTCGGGCTCTATGCCTTCTGACTGGTAGTACAGAGCCATGCACGCTAGCTCGACATACCGTGGTATCCGGTGCTCGCCGGCCTCATATGAGTCATAGGCGTGTTGTGATAGGCCAAGGGCTTTGGCAGCTCTTTCCTTGCTACGTGTGCCGTAGCCTATTCCGAACATGCGCTCACGCCATGCTTTGAGTGATGCGGGGGTCACTTCTTGCCCCTCTTGGCGATCTTACGGCGCAAATTGTTTTTGCCGGTTCCGAAGCATGACGGGAAGCTATACCAATAGTCGCGGTTGAAAGTCTTGTGGCAAACCAAGCATTTGGCTTCGTTTGTGGTCATTTTCTTTGTCTCCTTTTTATTCGAGCGGGCGCTCGTGTCTACGGCCCAAAGGCCGCAGAGGCTAGCGTCAGTAACGCGCCGTCGTGTACCAATGGGAATCTGCGCACAGGAATTTATTTGGGTCCCATGAATAGATTCCCATCGTGTCCGATGGTTCGTCGCCACCGAAAGTCGATAGATCGGTTATGTCGATATAGTCTTCGATAGAGCCATCAAGGCCAGTTAGTGTATTAAGTTCGGCGACACGCTCGTCGAGCCTATTTAGATAATCGCATAGCTGTTGGAGGCTATCTGCCACTATAACCGCCTTTGTATAGTGCGCTATCTCGGTCTCAAGCTGATCGATACGAGTTTGGTCTTCTTCGATATAGGTCATTTTAGTCTCTCCTTTGTTTCGAGCTGGCGCTCGTATCTGCCGCCAATGGCGGCAGAGGCTAGCGTCACTTTCGCACTAAATTCTTGTAGGTTTGAAATCCACACCTTGCCAAGAATTCGTAGATTTGTTGCAATTCCTCTTCCGTCAGTTTTTCTCTTTTCATTTTCGTCTCCTTTGATTTCGAGCAGGGCGCTCGTGTATGCCGCCATCGGCGGCATAGGCTAGCGTCAGTTTCCGAAATAGAAGCATCTCGCATACGCGAGCAATATCTCTTCGGTTGATGTGTAGTCTTTTGAGCCTAAGTCCTCATCACGCCGAGGCCAAAACTCCGTCCACGGGGTGAACCAATCTTGGACTTCGAGCCAAGCCTTTTCAGGCTCGCTATACTCGTTGAGCGTGCCGCGTATGCGTACCGCTGGCCCACCAGTGCAGAGCAATATCTGAAACTCGTCAGGATCTTCGGCCTCGCGACCAGGCTCATGCCAGTCACTACGAACCAGCACAGACAACGCGTCCTCATGGATCGCTTGCTCTGCGTCCTCAAGGGCCGTTGCCTCTAGGTCAGTTTGGCCTTCGTCTTTGTCCTCTGCGTTGCGCGCAACTTCGAGGGCCTCGACCATCTCTTTTATGCTGTTGAATTGAGCTTGGCCTTGCTCTTTGGCATTGGCCATTTTGTCTTCAGTCTGTACGTCGGTCATTTTCGTCTCCCTTTATTCGAGCATTGGCGCTCGTGTCTGCGGTCTGGGGACCGCAGAGGCTAGCGTCAGTCGTCGCTTCTACGCTGGTTTAACCGCTCCCAATTGCGCTTGTCATAATCGGCGGAACAGTTCCACACTGGCATTTTGTTTTCTTGTCGCATCATGTCCGTTGCGGTTCTCAGCGGATCGGTCTTTGCCCAAACAGCGTTTGGACTTGATGGGTATGAATAGCGGGTGCGCTTGGTTTCGGTATCGCCGGCCACGAATGAGCCATCTTTGCCGTAATGATAAACGATTGCCATTTTCGTCTCTCCTATTTATGTTCCGGCGGCTCCGTGCTGGTCACGTGTGAGCACTAGCTGATACGTGATAGTTGGCACGGTCTGCCCAGCCGCCGTCTTTCGCTCGATTGGTTACGGGCTTTGTTTCGAGCTTTGGCGCTCGTGTCTACGGCCCCGGAGGCCGCAGAGGCTAGCGTCATAGGTAGCATTTAGAAACCCTAAAGCGGCATTCGTCACCGTTGCAATTCATGCGCTTGGCAATGCGTTGCAGCTCGCGGTGCGGATAGCCCTTAGAAGTTTCAATAACCCCGTCAGGCACACATGAGCCTCGCGGATATGAAAATATAGCCCAGACCTTGTCTTTTGCTTTCTTAGTCATTGTAGTCTCTCCCTTGTGGTTAGAAGCTTCGCTATGGGCCGCAACGCGCGGCCCATGCCGAAACTCAAACTTCGTAGCGTCAGTCATGTTTGATAAGTTTCGCCATTAAAAGGCCGTCGATGCGAAGAACTTCCGCAAGAACGTATCCCTGACGGATGAAATAGGCGAATTCTTTAGAGGCGAGGATCTCAAACCGTATTGTCATTTTCGTCTCCTTTTGTTTCGAGCTGCGCGACCAGCCTCAAATCCGCGTTGCCATGCCAAAACTATTTCACGGTTGAGCGTGGTTTGGCGCGGTTGGCGTATAGGCTTAGGGCGAAGCGCTTCTTGATATCCTTGGTCATAGGCGCGATTTAATCTAGCCAGATCAGTTTCCAGGCGCTCGTGTATGCCGCCATAGCGGCATAGGCTAGCGTCAGTTTAGCCCAACCCTTTCGCCGATCGTCGGGTCATCGCCCCAATGATATCGGTCATATTCTTGCCGCCCCGCCCAGAGGCCTCGGTCATACGCTTGGCCCCAAACGCCTGCCTTCTGCTCGTGAGTGGCGCGGCTTTCGTAGTCTTGCTTGTCGGTCAAACCGTCTGCGAAGCCTTCCTTGTAACCTGGCACATTTGACCAGCGCTCGGCTTCGGTTGGAAAATGTATTTTCGTCATCGTCTTGATTTTCCGATTTGTCATTGTCGTCTCCTTTTTTCTGCACCGTGAGTGCATTGCAGCGGGCTCCGGTAGCTTCTAGGCCGGCCGAGTTTTCAGTCTGTGCCACCTCGTGTCCATCTGTGCTGCGTTTGCTTCTTTGTATCTGGTGGCTGAGCTTCGTGATCTGGTAGCCGCCCGAAAGCCCGCTGCAATGCATTCTTCTTTCCGGACCGGGTCTGAGCCGGAGCCTTAGGAGGTGCTTTTGGGGGCCTTTTAGTCTTTCCCATTTCCCTACTGCCTATAATAGTAATATAAGCAAATTTGCGGGAATGTCAAGCGAATAAGGGTGCCACGCAAGAATAATTTGCTTTTTCGATCACTAATTGTTACAAGAGGCGTGGCGTTGCTTGAATATTACTGGGCTAATCAGGACACCATAAACCCCGCTATTATTTCTTTGGTTGTGTGCGCGATTATCTTATTCAGGCCGATGTAATGCGATTTTGGTTAGTCGTCATTGTCCTGATTGTGTTTTTCATTCTGTTGCCGATCGGTTGGAGCATCTTTGAGTCTAAGATACAACAGGCGAGACCAGCACCATATGAATGGGAATTGCGACGCGAAAATGAGATTTGGCCAGGCTTAATTGCATATGTCCCAAGGCGTCACCACATGCGGCGCGCACACAAGTTACCGAGTCTCCCCTTGGTCTTGCTCAAGTGCTACGACCGCGAGGGCAAGCAGATCACGCCGATCCCCAAGGGATGCACGGATTTGTTTATCGAGCGGGATAAGTGATGACTGAAGTTATAGCTTGGGCGTTGGTTGTGTTCTTGGCCATTTGTGTGGCAGCGTTTCATTTTCATCCCATATGCCCCTAATGAGGAGGCGGGAAGTGAGCACCGCGGATATTGCCTGTCTGGGAGTAGCCTCGATTATGGGCATATTGTCGCCTAGGCTCGGCTTTACGATTTTATTCGCTCTTTGGCTCGTTCGCACAAATTCAGCATGAGCCAATCAGTATCGCTTGATGATAAGCCAACCATAGAGGGATGGTATGGGCTTGTGTTCGTGGCTGATGATGGAGGCGGGCGTCTGGATATCTGGGCCGATACGGAATATTGGACTGGTACGAAATGGCGGTACGAGTTTACATGCGGTGGAGAGCGCTCGGTAGAAAGATTTGATACTGAGAGTCAGGCTAAAGCGTGGGCGAGAGAAGAAGCCGTGAAATTTTGACTGGGCGAGCTTTTGTTTCTCGCGAGGTTGTGATTAACGCGCGCGAGACAATAGTTGAGCTTTAGATTTCAGGTAAGCGCCCCAATTTGGCCCTACTAGGGCAAAGGTACATATTGAATTTGCTTGTGTTTCTGCGATTTATCTAATAACTCCTACGATATCGCTAGTAAAATCGGCAGTAAGGCTTTAGCCTTAAGTGCTTGTTATAATTAGTGATATCACGATTTGTTACCTAAAGCGTTGCAGCCATTTCCTTTATCCTCTATGTGGTTGATATGGTTGACATTTCGATGCGCGATTTAAGCTCATGATTGATCCGTTGTATCGGCCGTACTCATTCACCATTGGATATGCGATTGGCGTAGCGGTCGCGATCGTATTTAGCGCGTTGTTCCACTAATGATTACAGATCCGTTTCCCGACTTGCCGCGCCGAGTTCTCTTTGTGGACAAGGTTCGCAGCCCGAATCAAATCGGCACTGTTCCAGCGTGGACAGTGAGCGATGTAACGAAACCTGTAACGAAACCTGTAACGAAACCTGTAACGAAACCTCGCGGCGGCCGTCCGGCTAAGGGCGATAAACCAATGACTGTCGCGCATCGTGTGAGGTTGCATCGCGCGGCTAAGAAGCTTGGAAGGGGTTAAACATGTCCACTCTGCGCACGCCGCTTCCGCCAAGCATGCTTGACGATCAGCCGTTCAATGAGGTTAGAATAGAACCCAAGCCTGAAGATGTTTGTCTGCAGGATGGCATGCTTGCTTATTTTCAATCGCAGATTAAATTTACCGACGCGCATGAGGAAGGCCGGCTCGCGATGGAATATTTCGATTGCCGGGACATGCTGGGGACCGAGAAGAAGTGATGGAGGGGTTGGTTTTCTTTTACCGGAAAGAATGACGAATTTTCCCCTGCGGTTGACAGTTATGAGGCCGCTTGCGAAATATTTTGCGATGGCTGGGGCGGATCAATTCTTTGTGTTGATGTGCCGCGTGCGGAGTATGTCTCTACTCTTGCTGAAGCGCATGAGTTTTTTTGCGTTGGGTTGGGGGCCGAGAAGAAGTGATGTGGTTCATTCTGTTTCTTGTTGCTATGGGAATATGTTGCTACTTCATGGGCTGGAAGGGCTGATGCTTACTCTCCGCGACGCATGGATTATCGTAGTTTCGGTTGCTGCTTGGGATGGACTCAAGGTTATGCTGCACGGGATAGGGGTTGTCACGGGGTTGAGGCATGACTAATGCCAACTGACACTGAACGATTGCTCGTTGAGAACGCTGCGGCTTTTGGTATGACCCAGGCCGACATAGCCGCCCAGCTTAAGATTAGCGAACCTACTCTGCGCAAGCGTTTCCGCAAGGAGCTGAACAGCGGCAAATTCAAGGTTGCTATGACTGCCGGCAGAACCGTCATTGAGCTTTTGCGTGACCCTGACTCGCGAGTGAGGCTTGACGCGGCTAAATGGTACACTGCGCGCCGCATGGGATGGAAAGAAACCACTGTTACAGAACAAACCGGCAAGGACGGCGGTCCGATCGAAGTCTCAAACGTGAGCGCAATTGACGTGATTCGTGAACAAATTGCCAGCGCAACCGAGCGCCTCGAGGACAAAAGCGGCGAAATGGCACTCGGAACTATAGCTGAGTGGGCGAAAATTGGATCTAATAGCCATGAAAGCGCAGATAAAGGCACTGATTCTTAAGGCAATACAGGAATCCGAACTAGATTGCGGTGCTATCTGGAGTGAGGAAGCTCAAGAAGAGCTTGCGGAAGAAATCACAAATGCATGGATTAAGGCGCTTGGGAGCGAAGACTGGTGACGTCTATCCTGATGAGGATGATCACTTAGAATTGTATATCTGGCTAGAGGGCGAGCGGCGCGCCCATTGGATTTACTATTGGGGCGCTTAGCTCTTGACATTATCTCTGCTCGAATCGCTGTTTATTGGCGTTAGGCCCATCGTTCATGATGGGAACCTTGAATGCTGGGAAGCCTATATCGAGCCGAATGGGCATTTTTGCCAAATAGGGTTTTTCTGTACTGCCATTGAGGCGGCGCACGCACATGATTACGATGCTACTTTCATCTATGGTCCGGATGCTCGTTTGAATTTCCCACAATCGGAAGCAGTTCGTGACTCTATCTCTGCTAGAATCTCTGACTCGTCTGCCCGCCGAGCGGCAAGAGGCGATACTCGCTCTTCTGACTGAAAACCAAGCTGAGCAGCTCAAGTACGATTGGTCCTTCTATGCTCGACCAAACCAGCTCTTACCGCCCGGAGAATGGCTTACATGGCTGTTGCTGGCCGGACGCGGATTCGGTAAGACGAGGGCTGCCGCCGAAGCAGTTCGCCAGCTGGTATGCGGAACAACTCCGCTTGAGGGAACCGAATATGGACACATCGCAATCGTTGCCGAAACGGCAGCTGATGCGAGAGACGTCTGCGTTGAGGGTGAAAGCGGAATCCTTTCGGTCCATCCTAGAGACTTTAGACCACAATATGAGCCTTCTAAGAGACGACTTACTTGGCCGAATGGAGCGAGGGCCACTCTTTTTAACGCGACAGAACCTGACCAGCTTAGAGGACCTCAACACTCACTTGCTTGGTGTGATGAGCTCGCTAAATGGCAGTACGCCGAAGCAACATGGGACCAGCTGCAATTCGGACTAAGATTAGGAAAACATCCGCGGCAAATAGTCGCTACAACGCCGCGACCTATTGCAATAGTAAAGCGCATACTTGCCGATCCATCAACGGTTACGACGCGCGGTTCTACTCTGCAGAACAAAGCTAATCTAGCGCCGAGTTTCTTTAGCCAAGTTGTAAAGCGCTATGACGGCACGCGCCTCGGCCGACAGGAGCTGAACGCTGAGATTCTTGACGATGTGCCGGGCGCACTATGGACGCGTGACACTATCGATATAGCCCGCCGCAAGGTAACTTTTCCGGGAATGCAGCGTGTAGTTGTCGCGGTCGATCCGAGCGGCGCGAGGAGCATGGATGACGAAGCGGCAGATAGCATTGGCATCGTTGTCGCTGCTCTTGGTGTTGATGGCCGGGGTTATGTTCTGGCAGACCGAAGTTGCAAGCTATCCCCTGCAGGATGGGCTCGCGTTGCTGTTGATGCTTATCACGAGTTCAGGGCGGACCGGTTGATTGCAGAGCGCAATTTTGGTGGTGCACTCGTAGAGCACACTATTCGCACCGCGGACCCGAATATCGCATATCGTGAGGTTATCGCCTCGCGTGGAAAGGTTGCGCGTGCCGAGCCCGTCGCTGCGCTCTACGAACAAGGGCGCGTCTCGCACATCGGCGACTTGGCGGCGCTCGAAGATCAGATGTGCCAGATGTCAAGCACGGGGTTTTTAGGCGAAGGTTCGCCGGACGCTTGCGACGCGGCCGTGTGGGCATTAACTGACTTGATGGTCGCAGTGTATGCGCCGCAGTTCGTGTTTGCATGACCCGGTGTTGATACAGAGCCCATGATCATTGGCTTGAGTTACGCGTCAGGGGCCAATGAGAGGCCGAGCAGGAGGTTTGATTCCTCCGACCGGGGCCAGTATCGCAGTTCGTGTTTGCATAAGGGTGAATTTCCATGAGCGTAATCGTGCTTCTTGTCCTATCAGATGTTATTATCGCGGCGGTCGGATATCTGATTGGGCGTCGCTCCATTGATGTTAGTGTTATCGGTGATATGATTGAGCGTCACCATCGCGAATCCATGGTTTTACCGACGGAGCCGACGGAGTCGGCTTGATGCGTTGCGCGTCTTGTCATGGCTATGGTGTTATGATGCGAACAGAAACAGTTCCCTGCCCTGACTGTGCTGGCAGCGGGATTGCGTATTGCTGTGAGGGCGATCGTCACGAGGGCGGTAGGCGCAATCCCATCGCTAAGGCTGTCAGGCGGTTGAGGCCCAAGGTTGTGCCATCTGGAAAAATTTATTCGCGGAAGCGCGGGGTGGAGCAGCCCGGAAGCTCGTCAGGTTCATAACCTGAAGGACGCAGGTTCAAATCCTGCCCCCGCAACCAATTTTTATAAGGAGCTATTGAAATGGGAGTTAAGACAACACTGGCCGGGTTGACGATTTCGGCCGCGGGCTTGAATCAGGCCGAAATCATGGGTTGCGATATCACCGGCATGCTTGCGGAGTTGCAGTTGCACTGCACGGAAGTGATTACTCAGCTGACATATCTCAAAAATGATATTCTCACGCCGGGCGGCGGCGATGCTGGCAACATCACGACAATCAACACGCAGATCACGAATTTAGGCTGATGCGAATTGGCAATCCTTACGATGGGACTTTTATCCCCAACCTTCCCACGACCGTATGGGAACCGCCCTCGAGTATTCCGCAGCCAACTATTCCGCCGCCTGTTACCATATTCTCGGATGTTATGAGGGCCGATATCGAGGCTCTGCGTAGCGACCTAGCGGAATTGGAGGCTCTATGCAAAGAAATAAAAGAGCTTTTGATGGAACGGTCTAAGTGACCATGGCGCCCACTGCCCAGCAAATTGTAATGATATTTGACGAGCCTATGGTTGGGTTCCTTCAAGCCGCGGCAAAACTTCACGGTCTCTCGCTTGGGGACTTTACCATGATGGCCATCCTAGGCGCGACACGGCGCTCCCTGAGCAGTTCCAGTTCTAAGGAGGCATACGACGGCTTCTTGAAGGTGAGCGAGAATGAGCGGATTCGATTGGCGCTAATTCCGCTTCGAGGCTCTCAATGAGCGTTGCGGCTAGGCGCCGTGCTGGTAAGCGGATTGAACTTCGATACCCGGCCGCTCGGCGTGCCGCTCTTGAAAAGGCCGCCCGAAAAGAAGCGGCGAAGGCTATTCCAAGAAAGTCGAAATAACGGCCCTGTAGTGTGAGCATGCACGGCGCGATAACAGCCTTTGCAGAAGCTAGGTGTCGTCATCACGCAAGCCCGGAGTCGCTAACCGGCGGGGTCGACCCAGAAGAGGTATGAATAATGAACGCTTTAATAGCCTTGATCGTTCCTATTATTATAGTCGTTGTTGTGGCGCTGATTATTGTATGGGTTGCAGAGCGGTTTTCGCCAGATCCTTTGGTTACCAAAATTGTCCATGTGATAGTTTTTGCGTGCGTGATGATTTTCCTAGTAACTAAGCTATTGCCGCTTTTGACGTCAGGTTAGATTTTTAATGTGTGTGGTATCCGCAATAATTGAAGATTGGACCCAAAAAGGGCCTGGACGTTACCCTGACATCTGGCCGGCTCCGCAGATTGTCTTGCCTCAATCACCAATTGTCATTTCAGAGGTGACAAAAGCCGAATTCGAGGCGCTGCGTAAGGAAGTCTTAGAATTGAAAGAACTTCTGAAGGCCGCCAATAAATTCGACGCGGCTACCGGACAACCAAATTGTGAACACGAGGAGAAAATTGCTCTCGTTAAGCGCATAGCTGAATTTGTGGGCGTTGAAATTGCGGACGTTATTAAGTGATTGGCTAAGATGAATGGGCGTCCTAGATTTTTTCAAAGGCAAGCGGCCAGGACGCAACCCTAAGCAGCCGCAGCGCGATACGATCGCGTTTCCCAATCTTGTCCAAATGGGTCAGGTTGGTACGGCGCGCCGCATTGCATATAAGCCCACTCCGAGAAATCTGCGGTGGTTCGGTCAACAGCCTTATACGCGCCGCGCAATTAATACGATTAAGAACCCGATTGCCTTGCTGGAGTGGGAAATCGTCCCCATGCCAGACATTAAGATGAATTCCGAGCTGGAAAAGCAGGCTGAAATCGCCGCTTATTGCTTGGATCATCCGAATATCGATGACAGCTTTCGCACCTTCGCCGAGCAGGTCGTTGAAGACATGCTTATGGGTGCCGGCGCGGTTGAGATGCAACTGTCGGGCGACGCGAATCGGCCTTTATGGATGTGGCCGGTTGATGGTCTGACGATACAGATTTACCCAGGCTGGGCGGGGAACACAAATGAAGCGCGTTATATCCAAATCGTTGGATACGGAAACTTTGTCGGAAGTGGAATCGGTCAGCAAGTTCTACTTCGAAATGATGAACTTATTTATATCAGACCCAACCCAAGTTCCGCAACGCCATTTGGGCGAGGTCCGGTCGAGATTGCATTTAATACGATATCTAGAATTCTTGGCGTAGGCGAGTTTGCCGGCAACGTTGCGACGAATGCGCGTCCATCGATTGCATTGGATTTAGGTTCTGGCGCATCGACAGAAATGCTGAATTCGTTCCGTCAGTATTGGCGGAATGAGGTTGAGGGCCAAGGCCTAATGCCCATGATGGGCATGACTGAATTCGATAGTATGGGGAAATCGCGCGGCCCGTCTGTGCTGAGGCTTTATCCGGAGGGTGATGATGGGCTGTATCTCAAATACCAGGAGTTTCTGCACCGAGAATTATGCGCCGCGTTCGATATCAGCCCTCAAAATCTCGGTGTTGAACGAGATCTCAATCGCAACACCTCTGAGACGGCAGAGGACCGCGACCGAGAGCAGGCCATCAAGCCTATTGCGCATTTGCTGGAATCGCATCTAACGCGCGAAGCAATTCACGCCAAGCTAGGTTTTTCGCAACTTAGATTCCAATTCGTCGGCATTGAGCAGGAAGACGAAGAGGCGATCGCGAAAACCTATGAGATGGAATACAAAAACAACGCGATAACTCCGAATGAGTATCGTGAACATCGTGGCATGCCGCCCATGGAAAACGATTGGGGCGACAAGACATTTGCCGATATGGAAATTGCTATCTCTGCAGCTCGCGGGTCGGCGAAGGTAGATGACCCGGATATAGATGACGGCAAGTCAACTACTAAACCCAAACCTAAAAAATAATTGTTAAGGAGTTTATTTCAATGGCTAAGTATGAAGTTAATAACCGTCTTGCTGGTACTCAGCAAAACATCAGCACGACCTTCGGCGCGACTTCCGTCGCTGTAGGCATCAATGCGACAACGGCCGCTTTGTGCCGTGGGAGATTGGTCGAGTTTGCCTTTGGCGCAGATGGTGCTCCAAACGCGTCTGACACGCAGATTATCTATGATGTTTCGCGAATGACGGCCGCAGGCACTGCGACTGCGGCAACGCCGCTGGCGCAAGATACTCTTAGTGGTGCTTGTCAAACGTCAGCATTTGTGAATTACACCGTGGCCCCGACTGTCACGGCCGCAAGCTCGTTGAAGACGTTCGCTTTAAACCAGCGCGCGACGCAGAGATGGGTTGCTGGTCCTGATGATAAGCTTTCGTGGCCTGCAACTGCCGCCTCTGGTCTTGTGTTCCGCGCACTATCTCCGATTTATGCCGCGCCCGTGCTATATCATGTGACGTTTGAGGAATGATTCGGCGTGGGTGTTATCGCCACTCTTGTCGTTACCGATATCGTGCTAGTTATAGCCGCATTCTTGCTTGGCGTTTTTACGCTAGTTGAAGTTGCCAAACGATCGGACAGCAATCCCAACCAGGAGTAATGTATGCGTGGTACGCGTCACGGCGTCCTTATTACGTCAGGGCCAGAAGGTACAAAGGAAGAAGACACTTTCGTATGCGGGCATTGCTGTCGAATCGTGACTGTGAAGCCTATGTGCGATCCGGCCGAAATGGGCGGGCGCTGCACATGTTGCGACAGTCTAATCTGCAAGCATTGTGTCGGCAAGGGCTGCGATCCTATCGAAAGGAAGTTGGAACGAATGGAGAGGCGCGCGCGGATGCTTGAGGCCATGCACGCCTAAGGGGCAACGATGCAAGACACGTTCATTACCATGGGGCCGCTTACTAAAGGAAAGTTCGGCGGCACATACCAGGTAAGCGCGTCTGTGATCGGCGCTAGGGCCCTTGGGGCATCCGTGCCGGTATGGTCCGCAAAAGGCGCTATAGCTACGGTTCCAACCGATGCGGCGGGCGTCAATGCGACTATGTTAGTTCCAGCTACCGCAATCGGTGGCACTCATTTTCAATTGACCGTTACTGCGACATTGCCTGGTAGCCCACCCATCATCGTGAGCGAATCACAATCGATTGACTTAACTCCCTAAAGGTAGCCTAATGTGGCGATCGGTAATGTTGGTGACGGCGGCTATAATTCTGCGGCTGCGTCAGGAGGAACAGCTAGCCTAACCCTCGCGTTCCCAGCGAGTATTGCGACAGGGCATCTTGTCCTCGCATCGGTATGCGTTCAGGGTGTCACGATAGGCTCCCCTGTATGCGCAACACCGACAGGGTGGACTAAAGTTGGGAATATTGCCAGCACATCCACAGGTCTGAATCTTTATTTATTTGCTGCTATCTATGCGGGCGGCCTGACTGGTGTCTTCGCCGGCTCCGGCCTCGGCACCGGCGGTATGGACGGGGAGATTCGAGGGCTCTCCGGAACGGGTGCTACTGTAGGTGCAGCACTCGGTAATTTTACGTCTGTAGCATCAGGCATCGTTGCGGCGTGCGCCATTCCAGGCCCTTCTGGCTTTACCTCTGGGCAGTGGAACTACTGGTGCTCAATCAATAACAACAACCTGGCGGTAAACAGCACATCGCCGGTCCTAAGCAATGTCTATTACAACGCTGGAGCCGACGAGGCTTTCGAGGTCGGCACCACAGCGCCCGGTTCTGCACCCGGTACGGAAACCATCACATGGGCATCGGCCGTTGGTGATGTTCTTGGTGTCGGTGTTACGGTTAAACCAGCAGCGGCTGCGAATGCGCCACAGTCGGCATGGTGGCCAAACGAGGCAATACGTAGACCAAGACAGGTAGATAGATACCAATCTTGGGATTTGCAGCCAGTTGCCTTACGCTCTTTCGGAACAATTGTTCCGACGATAGTTTTGCCACCGCCGTGGTTCGATCCTCCTAAAAGGTGGGTTGCGCCGCCTGGCTTCGAGCCTACTTGGACGCGGAATTATGGTATCCTCGTCCCTACGGTATTGCCGCCGCAACCGTGGTTTGATCCACCAAAGAGATGGATTGCGCCGCCGGGGTTTGATACTGGCGTAATACCGCAAGTCTTTGGAACGCCGGTTAAACCTTCGGAGCCGTGGTTTGATCCGCCGAAGCGTTGGAACGCGCCTCTTGGCTTTGAGGTTCATGTAATACCGCCGTTTGGCACTACTGTGCCGACCGCGAAGCCAAGCGAGCCCTGGTTTTACCCGCCGAAACGGTGGGTTGCTCCGCCTGGCTTTGAAGCACCGCCATGGCGTAATCTCGGAACAAACGTTCCGCAGGTTCTACTGCCGGAGCCTTTTTGGGTTAACCCATTAAGGCGATACTCGATTCCGGGTTGGACGCCGGACGTATTTGCGCCCGCTACCGTTACGTTCTCATCTGACGCTTGGTGGTCGCCTTATCGGCAGACTATCAAGCCTCAGGTTTGGGATAGCCAACCGCTTACAATTCCCGTTGTACAGCCGGCGCCGGTCCTGTTTACTCAGACCGATTGGTGGTTTCAGGCCAGGCGTTCTTATTCGACGCTGAGCTGGGACGGGAATCTTGTCCCGCTTGCGGTTATATTATCGCCGCCCGATAATTGGTGGACGCTAAACCGGCAGTATAATCGTCCTGCGATAGTATGGGATAGCCAGACACCGCAGCCTTTCGGGACAACGGTCCCAATTACTGACGGCTTAGCGCCTTGGTTTGATCCGCCTAAGAGATGGATCGCTCCGCCTGGCTTTGAGGCACCGCCATGGCGCAACCTCGGAACCGCAGTTCCAACAACTAAGCCTTCGGAACCATGGTTCGATCCGCCACAACGCTGGTCACCCCGGCCATGGTTTGAGGTAACCTGGTTTCAGAATTACGGGATTCCTGTCCCGACGGCGAAACCATCTGAGCCGTGGTTTGATCCGCCGAAGCGGTGGAATGCGCCTCCTGGCTTTGAGCCCCATACGCTCAAACCTATAATACCTGGGACGGCAACGCCATCTTCGGTATTGCCGACACCATGGTTCGATCCACCAAAGAGGTGGGTTGCGCCGCCTGGGTTTGAGCCAACTTGGACGCGAAATTACGGCATACTCGTCCCTACGGCGAAGCCGTCTGAGCCTTGGTTCGATCCACCGAAGAGATGGGTCGCGCCGCCTGGCTTCGAACCCACTTGGGTGCGGCCATTTGGAACTCAGGTTCCTACCTCGGTCCCGCCGCCGGAATGGTGGACGGCCCTTCGCCGCGCGCCACCGGTTTCGACGTGGTCGCCAGATGTCTTTAGGCCGCTCGTTGCTGCGGTAGTCACGCCAAGCTTTGTTAGTGCGGAATGGTGGCTTCAGGTAAGGCGGCAGGCCTCTGTTCCTGTCTGGGATAGCTCTACACCGCTACTTCCGTCTGCCACGCCGCCGTTTTTCTCCGGCTCGGAGTGGTGGCAGAAGTCGGCTCCTCGCCGAAGCGCGGAATGGTGGGGGGATGTTCAACGTCCTATTCCGCCCGCTACGCCAGTTGCGCCGCCGTTTATCGGTGCAGAATGGTGGCATAAATCAGTTACTCGCCGTCGCGCGGAATGGTGGGATTTCATCCCGCCTGGCGCGAGGCTTGTTCCGTTTATGGATCAAGCTTGGTGGGGACTTACGGCTCGAGGTCGCGCCGCTGATTGGTGGCGAGACTCGCCTCTTTCGCCGCCTGTAGGCGTTTCCAGCGGTTGGCAGACGGCTTTCTTCGATCCGAAGGGGCAAACAATCCGGGCGGTGCGAGATTGGGCTCTAGGGCCATTTTTTGCATATTCCGGGGTGGCAACCTTTATCCCGCCGCTCGAGATCGTGGCTGGGTCAACACAAGCCTTTATTGTGGAGTGCGAGCCAGCGGTTACGACTGTTTCGGTCGACAATATAGTTTCAATTGTGAAGGTTTAACGGGACATTATGCATGGTCAATGCCGTATTGGGTATGTTAATAAAACTCAACTCAATCTTTTTCCCTATAATGGCAACCTTCTAACTATTGGAGGAATCGACTATACTCTTCCTGCGTCGACTATTTACGATACTATAGGCAAGGGGCTAACGCCAAATACCACATATTATGTTTATGCATACTATGACTATGACAAATCCGTACAGATAGAATTTTCTACTACTAAGCGTGCTACCGATCCGGCGACGGGATGGCCGATAAAAACAGGCGACTCGTCTCGCACCCTTTTGGGCATGGTTCGCATTGCCTTTAACGGCGATATTCTTCCAAGCACCACCGCTTTTGTGGGCATCAAAAATTGGTTCAATAAGAAGCCGTTTCATTTGACGAATGGCGGCGGCGTAACTTACGCGAACTCTAGTTATCCGAATTACGGATTCTGCAATCTTCTTTCCCAAATGTCGCAGTATCCAGTCGGCTACGGCGGAATGAATGCTGATGGCACCGCCAAATATGTAGTAGGAAACGGATTGCCTGGCCTAATTTGGGATTACACCGAAGAGAGTATCTTATTCGGCGAGCAGGGCGAGGCATCATGCTCTGTTTCTAATGGAACATGTCAGGTGACAGGAGGCACGGCCGCAGATGGTATTTTCAATAACAACTACTGGTCGCCGTGTCAGGTTACCACGCCCGCAAACGTTAATATGAATATTTCGTCAGCGCAACCCTTTATCGAAATCCCAAGCCGCGAGGGTTACCATGAATTCACCTTCTACGGGCAAACCTATCAGGGCACTGCGGCGTTCTATATTGTTCCTTGGCTTATGATGACGGCATGATAAGCGAAACATGGATGTGGGCCGCTGGCCTAGTCGGAGCCGTTCTATTTTTTGCTGCAGTTGAGGGTTTGGCGTTGCGGCATCCAAAGCGGCAATGGACGCTTTCGAAGACGATTGCCTATATTGGCTCGACATGGCCGCTGTCGATTTGGATTTGCGGCGCATTTGCGGGCGGACTTGCTGTGCACTTCTTTATACCTTTTTGCCCGATATTTTTTGATTGAGGGCGGACATGCCGCAAGCTTCGACCGATTTTACACCAGTTGACCCAGCGCCATACTTTGTGGGAGCGCGCGGGTTTGATTTCACAACTCAACTAGCCGTTGGCGAGACGATAACGGGGCCTCCGAGCGTTACGATATCCGTTAAGAGCGGAACCGACCCGTCGCCATCATCTCATTTGATTGGTGCGCCGTCTCTTAGCGGTAACGTCGTGTCGCAAGTAATTGGGACTTTGGTTGGTGGTGTGACCTATCTTTTGATTGCGACCGTTTCGACGAACATGGGTGGAACTCGAACGATAACCGCGCATCTTCCGTGCCGGAATATTTCGTGATGAGGGCCGGGGAACCTAACGGCTACCCGGCCAGCCCTTTGCTTATTCGCCTACTGTGATCTCAGCTAGCTTTGCGTGATACTCCTTGCGCATCTTGTCCCGTCTATCGCAGAACTCCTGATTAAGTGAGAACAGCTTAGCATCGTAGTCAAAACGAGCCTTTTCTAGCTCAGATTGAGTGTCGTTAAGTCCTATTGTTTCATTGACTTGCGTCATGAGAGTTTTGGACGTCTTCATAAGTGTGATTGGTGACGACATATCTTCTCCTTTCATAGTACCGCAAACACAATATAGTAAAACTAATGACTTGTCAAGATATAATTTTTAGAAGGTAGTAATATGGCTATTGATAAACATACGATACAGGTGCTTGATGGCGGGCTGGGAGCTTTCACCGATCGCTCTATTGTCGGCGCCCAGACTGGCATTGCGACTGCCGTTGGCGGTGGCGCCGGTCAGGCAGTAACGACCGCAATTACATTCGCGGAGCCACTTCCTGCAAGTTATGCTGTTTTTGCAACGAGCAATCTAGCAGTTACGGTCAACGTAACGTCAAAGACCAATGCAGGATTTAACGTTGTAATTACGCCCGTACTCGTTGGGACTACGCTAGGTGCTGGCCTTCTTGACGTTTTGGTGCTCGCATGACTGCGCTCGTAGATGTGAAGGCGTTAGCGCCGAATGCCTCCGCGAAGGCTGCTCTTGCAGTCAAGGCTCAGGATTACGCTAGCTTGCAGAATGCCGCCATTCTTAAGGCCTCTGAGCTGAAAGTGATTGTGGCTCAAATGATAGCGCTCCATCCAACGAGTGGCGATGCAACAACTCTCACGAATCTCAATACTATCTTGGCCGAGCTATGATGGAAAGATCGCGTTCTTTTATAACCTCTCGAGAACGCGAGAGCGGCATGAAGTTCGCTCCAATATTGCCTCTTCTTGGCGCTTATGGTGGCGCGCTTCACGCAATTGAAATTAGATTGCGAGAAATCAAGCCATTTCTACAAGATGCATTCGAGCAGTCTGCAGATGATCGGATCGATGCCGCTCTGAAGATCCTGGCAGAACTTCTGAAGGAATGAGGCGTGGAGTTTATACCCATACTGCCGATTTTAGCCAGTTACGATAATTTTTACGACACGACTGCTATCAAGGCACTGGAATTGAGATTGCGTGAAATCAAGACATTTCTACCACATGCGATTGAGCAATCACAAGATAGCAAGCTTGATGCTGCCTTGAGAGCGTTGGCAGAATTTCTGAAGGAATAATCTAATCAAATGTCCAAACTGAACAAGCCGGCGCGCGATGCGCTGCCGGATGAGCACTTTGCTGTGCCTGGCAAGCGCAAATTGCCGATCAATGATGAGCATCATACGCGCTTAGCATGGGACATGGTGGACCGCACGCAGGATCTGACTCCGGAAGAGAGATCGGCAGCTCGCTCGCGTATTATACAGCGTGCACATGAGCTTGGCGTCGATACTGCCGACTGGCACAAAATGAAGGCGATGCACCTCGCTCCAGAGTTGTGGCACTCCATCGCTGCTATGTCGCTCAACATCTCCAACGGAGACCATCCAAATAAGATGGCATTCTCCGGCATCCTGACAAGGGTAGACGAACCGTCAGATGAACCGCCGGGAGGTTCCAGCGGCCGCCGTATCATTGTCACGAGAGAGGCTGCCGAGAAGGCGCTAGGGTCGCTACTCGGCATGGGAATTGATTTTAGCCCGATGTTTTCCGGGCACGATACGCAAGCCAAGATCGGCATAATCACGTCAGCCAATATTGTCGGCAACGCGATTGAGATCGAAGGTTTCGTTTACGCCTCTGACTTTCCAGAGGTGGCCGCTAGCATCAAGTCGCTACAATCCGCGCTTGGCTTTTCATTCGAAGCTGAACGGATTCGCGTTGAAGATCCCACTGCGGACATCCTCAGAATTACTGAGATGGCATTCACGGGCGCCGCTATCCTTCGAAAGGACCAGGCAGCCTATCAAACAACGTCACTAGCGGCAGCGGCCGCAAAGGATGAACATATGACCGAAGAGCTTAAGGGGCTCCTCGACGGCCTTGCTGCTCAGGTGACGAGCCTAGCCGCTTCCGTTGAAGAGCTAAAGAAGGCGCCCCCGTATATTGACGCGTCGACGCCTGTTATCGACAAAGTAGAACCGCACGCAGCGACCTTAGAGGCCTGCCATGCTGCAATGGAAGCCGCCGGCATTGGCATGCATCCCCAGCAAGGGCATGTGATTACGCTCAAAAGAATGGTTGGGCATATGCGCGCTGCGGCTGCAATGGGCAAGATTCCGCATATTTTCCGCGATGAATCCTACCCGATGGAAGCATCATTAGACGATATCACAAAATATTTTACTCAAAGATCAAAGGAACCCGACGACATGACGCCTGAGGACGTTACAAAAGCCGTCGAGGCCGCCATGAAACCGGTCCTCGATAAGCTAGCTTCCGCCGAAACGCAGATTGCTGATCTGAAAGCTTCTGCTCAGGCCGCTAGCCCGCCGCCTACGCGCAAGACCGTCAGCCCGATGATTACGACCCTCCTCGCCAGGGCCGGGATTACCGAGCCGGAAGGTGAAGAGAAACTTGCGCTCGCCAAGGTAGACGAAGCCTTGAGCAAGGGCAACTTTACAACCCAGCAAAAGATCATGCTTAAAAATGAGCTTGGTCGCGCTGGCGCACTATAAGGGGAGGAACGAACATGGGATTATCACAATCCGCTGGGTTCCTAGACCCGCATAGTGCTGAAGCCGCAATGTTGAAATTTACTGCGGCGGCAGATTTCCTTGGCAATGGCGCTATTGAAGTCAACAAGTATGAAACTGAGATTTTCGACATTATTCGTCGTACCTCAGTATTTCTGCAACGCGTTGATAGGCGTCCGGCAAATGGCCACCCGCATCGTTATTTCGAACAAACGGCGATTGCATCGGCTACCTTTACGGACCCGCGCAATATCGTGCCGACTCCGACGGGACCAACCCGCCTTGAGAGATATGTGCCTATCAAGGCGCTTACCAACCAGACCAATCTGTCCTTGTTTGATGTCGATGTGACGCGCCAGCAAGGTCAGTTCGCTTATGTCGAGGCCAAGGATATTGAGGATATTATTTCCTCGGTTGTTGTTCTTTCGGCCAATGCGGTATGGACTGGTACCGATACATCGCTCACTACGCCAACGACCACTCAATATATGTCTGTTCTTTCGCAGATCACGACTACCGGTTCGGTTGCGCAAGGGGCATCGATTATCGATGGTCTTAAAGCGCAAATTGCGCAGATGGCTGCCAACACGACTTACGTTATCAAGCCGACCGCGATATATATCGATCCGATCCTCGGCGATTATATCGATCGTGAAGCAAAGGCATCGCAGATCACCTTCGATAAGATCGAGGTTACCGCCGGTGTATGGGTGCGCACCATCCAGACTCAAGTGGGGCCGATACCGCTAATTGCTGATCCGTTCCTGTCTGCGGCTATTACAGCGGCAACCGTGGTTGCTTATGGCTTCTCGGCAGTTCCGGCTGGCCAAAAAGGGTATTACGCGGTCATCGTCACCGAGAAGGACATCGAAATGCCGGTGATCCATGGCGGCGACGGCAACCTCAATCCGCGTCTATTCCAGCTTGGGTTGCTCAGCGGCTTGCAGGGCCAATATGTCGGCATCCTCTTTGACGCCATTGTTGTCAAAGGCTCGACTTATGCACATCGGCTGATTCAGGTTATCCGCCCATAAGTATGAGTCATACATTATCGCTAATAGGGGCCGGTCTATTTGTGATCGGCTCCATTTTTTTATTTATTGCAGAATTATATCGATGATGAGGCTCCTATGAAAATCTACAATAACGGCTCGAAGGCGGCGGCAATGCCGTCTTTTTTTATGTCCGTTTCTCCCGCGCGCCATCTGGAAGGTCAAGAAATGCCTAGCGAATGGGTGACAGACCAAAATTGGCCAATAGATTTTCAGGTCGAATTCAAATTTGGCAAGGCAGAAGTCGACAAGAATCTTGGCGAATACATGATCAAATATGGCCTCGCCTCAAGGTCGAAACTCATTATCCCTGCGAAGGCTGCTTGATATGCCATTAGTTTCCCCAGAGCGCTCAGCCCAATATTGGGAGCCGGTTGCCAGTGGTCCCGTTGCGCAGGCTGATCTTTCTCTTGCCACGTATGCGTCACCTCAGGGAACCGTTCCGACTACTACACCATGGTTCATAACATCGGCGATCAACGCTGACGGGTTCAAATTTATAACCGTCACTGCGACTTCATCTCAAGCCGGCGCAATCAATGTTCAGCTTTATGTCGATGCGGCTGGAACAATCAAGCAGGGCGCCGTGCAGACCGTAGCGCTGGTTGCTGCCACTCCAAACATTCTTAATGTTAACGGAGCGCTTACGCCATTCCAATCATTTACCGTGCAGATTACCAACACTGGTGGATCACCGGCGACCATTACCGGTTACGCTCTTCTCTTGACGGCGCAGTGATGGAATGGCCTCAAACTATCTCGCCGATGTCACGGATGGATATGGCATTACGCCACCTATCACTGTCAGCTTGGCGCTACAGGCCAGTGCGTTCGTCGACGCCTATTTGAAGCGGCCGGAGGGTCTCCTATATAATATCGATGCCAACGGCAATCCATGCTCGATGGCGTCCGCAACACCGGAGGTGACATACACGCTTTCCGGCTCGATATCGCCGGGTACGAATGTTGTCGCAACGGTAACGCCAGCGCTTATTAAGTCGTTTACTGTCGGCGAGGTGTTTGTTCTCGAGAATTCAAGCTCAACGCTTCGTGAAGCTTGCTTGGTAGTTTCAACTAATGGTAACAATCAGGTCACGCTAGGAAGCGTTCAATTCGCACATTCTGCAGGAGCTATTGCTCAGACAGGTTTAACGATTACTGAAGATCGAAATTGCCCGAGCAAGCGTTCGATCATTAGGGTTGCCAAAGGGCCGATCGTGAACGTCCTCTCATTGCTCGGGCGCTATGCTTATGGTCGCCGCTCTGATCAGGTTGGCGGTCTGTACCAAGAGATGAATTTGTTGGCTGCCGTGCAGACGTTTGGCGGCCCTCCGCAATGGATACCGATCCCACTTGCTCAATGCGATTGGTCAAATCAGACTTCTGAGCTTTGGATTCCGGCTGGTCTGTTGCTGGCCTATTATTCAGATGTGCGTGTACGTTACGTTGCCGGATATGCAAAAGTCCCAGATCCGATTATTGCGGCAACAATTTCAGTAGCTTCTGGAATCTCTCAGGCTGGCGGCGCGCTGGCCGGGCAAATTAAGATGCTGGCCGCTGGAAACAGCAAAATCGAGCGGTTTGGCGCATCGGTGATTGATGATGAGACAAGGCGGCTGCTTGATCCGTTCAAGGCGAAGACGATGTTCTGAAGGACAGAGATGTGGAAGTTCTTAGACGATAATTCTAATGGTATTTGGTGGTTAATTATTATTCTCGCGTTTATTATTTTAAATTCGAAGTGCTAATGATGGAGCAATTCATGGGCGAGTATGCTCTAAATGTGGTATTCAAAACAAATTATCCCGGTCGCGATGGATTTCCCGATAGCATGACGGCTTCATGCTGCGGCCACACTTGCACAATAAAAATTATCAAGCCATGGTGGTTTACGTCGGTTATAAAGGCGTGTCTTTTTATTCGGTATACGATGGGAATTTATATTCCTCGTTTTGTGACTCAATGTCTATATGATTCTATCCGATACGAAAGCGGCCTTTCGTGAAAACACATTTATGGATATTCTTAGGTGAGCGCTTACTTAAGATACGCATTCCCGTTATGACAGGACAGTTTCTGTCTCGATATCGAAAGACCATTTTCCCACGGTTGAGGCGCCTTGGCGTCTTGATGTTAATCTCTGATGCAGGATGACCTCATGACCTATTGGGTAATCGCTCTTACGGTCGTTTGCGTGAATCCTACCGGAACGAAATATCCATGCGACATGCTCATGAATTCTTATTATGGCGACGGCGATGGCGCCGTCTATTTAACGGAGCAAGAATGCTTGCATCAAATTGATGGTTCCAAAAGAATGACATGCATTCCTCAAGAGAGAAAATGATGCATGTCCTCGTTTCTTTATCCGAACACAGTTGATATCCATCGCTCTGAAACTGTGGCCGACGGATCGCCAAATATTGGGTTGGTTGGCTATTCCGGAATGGCGCAGGGCGCAGGAAGCGGCACCCTCGGCGAAAAAGTCATCGCGACTGGAGTTCCATGCTCTATTCAGGCCAAGGGCATGGGTAGAGTAAAGGGTCAAGGATTGCTGCCGGGTGATGCCCCTGGGCCAGGACAATGGGCTATCTATATACCGTCGACCGCCGTAGCAAGAGGTACGATCAAGGATCGTGACATTCTGATCGATGAAAGTGGCTATAGATATTATGTGAGCATGTCTGTTTGGACTCCACTCGTTTGGGATCTTATAGCGATTAGACTGGAAGTGTGATGCGATGGCAGACATTGACGACGTGTCGAACGCCATTGCGTCTCTTGTGACTACCGCGGTTTATCCGAACGGGATTAGCCAGCCTAGCATATCCGGTGGACAGGTTCGCATCTTTCCAGGCTGGCCTCTTCCGGCACAGCTCGACGCAGATATGAAGGCCGGTATATCGAATGTTTCAATCTTTCCGATGGCCGGCGCCACGGCAACACCGTTTCAGATTTTAGACGAATGGTACACCATTGTCCCGCCTGTTCATGGCATGGTGGTCTCGGTAGTTGGTAATGCTGTGACGCTAACTGGAACGCCAGGGTCTACTGAGTTTTGTGCGCTGGTTCTTGACAGGAAATTGGCATTTTCAGAAATCGGCTTGACGTCCGCCGCGATTCTTTCCGCACTGCTTGCGGATATTTTGACAAACTATCCAAGCTCATCGATAACGGGCTCAACACTGACAATCCCAGGTGCGGCGTATGTGGTGGCCAGGGTTGGCGCCGCTGGTACTATAGGGCGCGTGGTGCATCGTCAACGCCAAGGTATTATGGTTAGCGTCTGGGCGCCAACGCCCGCCATTCGCACGTCACTGGCGAAAGCGGTGAGCGTAGTGCTATCGGCAAATGTCCGCGTGCCACTACCTGATACGACGCAAATGCTTTTAGTCTATAACCGCACCAACGTCATTGACACATGGGAAGCGATGACCGTTTACAGGCGAGATATGATTGTTGATGCTGAGTACGCTACCCTTGAGCAGCTCCCTGGCGTCGAAGTTACCGCGGTCGAAAATACATTATCAACAAAGGATATCGTAACCGGCAACGTATCTGTTGCCCGTCAATTGGATAATTAATCATGGCTATTCATCTAGTGGTTCAAGTTCCATTCTGGCATTATGAGCGTGGCTCGACGATTACCGATCCAACTGAGATTGCGAAAGTAATGGAGCACCACGCTCATTTTGTAACGCAGGTTACAGCGCCGGTATCGGCCGAAGAAAACGCCACTCCGGTCGATCTTCAAACACGCCTTGGACCGGAAAAGTTCTCGAAATAATAAATTATTACAATCGCAATGCACAGGCGCCTCGTGGCGCCTTTTTTATTGGGAATTTTTAAATGCCGACCTTTCTTGATGGGCAATATAATTTAGCTGCGCTAACTGTCCCTAACGTATATGTAGATGTTATTCCGCCCTCGCCCTTTCTTGCAGGCGTTCCAACAAATATTGTTGGCCTTGTAGGGGTTGCGTCTTGGGGGCCTGTTGGAGCGGTAATCTCAGCCTCAAAGCCCAATGATGCCGCATTCGCGATTGGCGTTCCGACGAGTCGAGGTGCGCTAGGCTACAAATATGACATTGCCTCGTATATTTGGGCTTCTTCTCAAGTCGGCGGCGCGATCGGATACAATTGCATTCGGGTGACTGACGGCACCGACGTCGCTGCATCTGTGGTGATACAATCCACATGTCTAACTGTCACCGCGAAATATACCGGTGCGCTTGGCAACGGCATTCAATACAACATGGTCTCTGGTACGGCCGCTAATTCGACCATGTTGATTGTGTCTATGCCTGGCCGCGCTCCGGAGCAATTCAACAACATAGTGGGTGCCGGTAACGCTTTTTGGGTTAACGCCGCTGCGGCAATTAATAATGGAAATTCGCAGCGCGGTCCTTCTGCGATTGTCACAGCGTCGGCCGGTGCCGGAGTTTCAGCGCCGACCCTTGGCAGCCCTGTTACTCTTGCTGGCGGAACGGATGGAGCTACAGGAGTTACAGATGCAACTCTTATTGGTCAGGACACTTCGCCCAGAAAGGGAATGTATGCTCTGCGTAGCTCTGGCGCTCGCGCTTTCACATGTTGCGACCTTACCGACGCTACCAAATATGCGGTGATTGATAGCTTTGCGCTGTCTGAAAATATGCTGGCAGTTCATGGAACTGTTTCAGGTGATACAATTCCTAGTGCCGTCGCAACTCGCGTCACGGGTGGCATAGACAGCTTCTCGAGTTGGCTAATTGTTGGCGATTATCCGACATTCAATGATACTCAGAATCAAATAGCCCGCCTTATAAATCCTTCAGCGTTCGGCCTTGGAATTATCGGCAATCAATCGCCTGAGCAATCACCACTTAATAAGGTTCTACGAGGAATCGTTGCGACGCAGCGGTCTAATACAAGTCAGACATATTCTAATCAAGAGTTGTCGGTTGCGGAACTTGGAGGCGTTGACATAATCGTTGGTCCACCGACAACATTGGGCGGTAATTATTTCACCTTTATGACTGGCCGCAACACTTCTTCAAATACTGCGGCGAACGGTGTTGAATATTCGACAATGATCAATTTCCTTGCAGCTACCGCTCAATCAACTGCGGTTGGCGCGCTTGTTGGCCAGCTTCAATCTACAAGTCCAACTGATCCAACCCGCGCCAGAGCGAAGGCGCTGTTCGACGGGCTGTCGGCGCAACTTGCCGCTCCGGAATCAGGCAGTAGCGGCCTAGGAATGATCGACGGGTGGGCTGTTCAGTGTGATCTCAACAACAACCCGCCTAATCTACAGGCCAGAGGATATCTGTTCATCTATTGGACTGTCGCTTTCTTGAATGTCATTCGGTACATCGTTGTGAAGCTTGCTGGCGGTCCCGCGGGAATTGTTACGGTCACAGTGCAATCAACTCCGCCATCGCCCGCTCAGTTTTAATCCACTTCATTCATTCCCACGTAATTTATTTAGGAGCTGTAAATGTCCGCCAACAACATGGGCGCTGGCGTCGATTATTCGTTCATCTATTATGATGGGAATACTGCGTCGACCGTCGATCTTGGTGATGTTCAGAATGTGAAGATTACCCCTCATTACACTACTATCCAAAGTGATCCATATAACGCCGTTCCGCGGTTTGACTATGTGCCTAATGGCTGGTCGATTTCTATGACTATCACGCGCACGAGTCCGGCGCTCGAGAATTTCATGATTGATCTTGATAAGAAATTCAATGCAGGAATTGCGCTGAAGCCCGGCTACCTTAACGAGACGATTACCAATCCTGATGGGACAAAATCTAACTACCAATACACAAAATTCGTGTTCCGCATTACTGAACACGGTGACGTCGATCGTAAAAAGGCAGTTGTGATGACCATTATGGGAGCTGCTTCTGATAGAGTACAGATTGCATGATTGAAACAAAGAGCGACGAAATTCTAGCGCGCGCAGCCCGCTATCAGCAAAAGGAAAAAGTTTCCGACAAATGGGGCCGCATCATCAGCGTTCAGCGGCTAAAACAGTCGCAGATGGAAAGGATTCAGGGGTTTACTTCTGACTTGCAGGGCGTGACGAAAGTTGAGGCTCCCGGAACCATTATTGACCCAGAGACCGGACAGGAAGTTACAAATCCTGATGCCGGAAAGGAATCATCAATCCCTCGCAACTGGCGCCTGATTCTTGCTGCGCATGTGCGAGAGATTAATGACAATCCGATACCATTTCCTAAAAACCGTGAAGAGTTGGATGCTATTCTCGATCGGCTTGATGATGAGGGTATTGAAGCCGCTGCAACTGGGTTTTCGAAACTCATGACGCATGATGAGCCTCCAGCCGATGTGATTGAAGAAGCAAAAAACGTAGTGAGGACACCGCGACCCGTCAGGCACTCGGCTTGATTAAGGGCGGTGTCCCATTTGACGTTGCGTGGGCTATGGTTGAATGCGGCATGAATATTGATGTCATAGCTTGGACTGTTATTATGGGGGAATTCGAGGGCGGTCAATTCGATTGGCGCGGTCTCAGGTGGTTGGAGGCGGATGAGCGTGGCCCATAGCTTAGGGGAATTTGCAGCTTCCTTGGCAGGGTTTGAAGCCGGCTATCTTCTGTGGGAGCATGAGGCGCTCGAGGGGGCTGGCAAGATCGTCGAGAAAGAAGCCAAGCGCGTTATTGGGACTTACGACTACGGCTGGCCGCAGCTTGCGGAGTCAACCCAAGTGGAACGGGAAAGGCGCGGCTACCCGGCCAATGAGCCCTTGCTGCGCGAAGGTGATCTTCGAGATTCGATTTCCCATACCGTTAAGGAGCACGAGCATGCTTGTTATGTCGGATCAAATAGCCTAATTGCGGTCTATCAGGAGCTTGGAACCAGCCGCATTCCGCCTAGGTCATTTCTCGGAGGCGCGGCTCGTGCGAAGGAGCATGAAGTACATGAAGAGCTAAGGCGTTCTCTTTATCTAAGATTCCTTGGTATGCTAGGTATCGGCGCCCTAAGAAAATAGCCATAGGATCATCCGCCAAATTGCATACAAAATTATCACCCATATGACAAATACGACCCACGGTGTCCATCGATCGGCGATTACTTTCGATTTTGCGTCGAGCACGGCATCTTCTATCGCACGCTTCTTCTGCTCTGCAGCTAATTGAACTCTATTACGAAAATCAGCATCAGGCTCCCCCCAATAACGTTCGATATTCAGATCATCGCCAAGCTTATCTAGGCGGATTCCTCTTGCAGTTATTCGTTCTTTCTTAGCCTGAAATGCGCGGGCTATTTCTTGGTCCGAAACACTGATGCCTATTCTCGTCCGGCGCAGGAACGGCACGCTCAACCAGAAACGCATCAATCTGTACTCTCTTCTTGGACGTGTTTTGCAAAAGCGCAAAAGGCATCTCTGCCGCCGATTGTGTTGAGTTTGGATACAAGGCTATCAACTTTCTTGATTTTTGCAGAGACCTGCTTATGACCGATTACATTTTCCATGTGGTTGATGAATAGTTCCCCGGCTTCAAGATCTATCGGAGACTTAAAATCAAGGCACATCGCAGATGCCCGGTTCGCAAATTCTATACCTGCAATAGCATCCAGCATGATCTTATCAGAGTCACCTTGTTTGGCGTAAGCACCGCTCGGCAAGATAGCCAAGCATAGCATGATTGCGATAAACGTTTTCATTTTGATTTTTCCTTCCGCTCGATATGGAAATCCACGATGCGTCGAACGGTTTCCGCAATCGTAATTCCAAGCCTGTCAGCCTCCCGCTCTATAAAGACAAGCTGTCGCTTGGTGAATGTTATCGAAAGTCTCGGGTTTTTAGTCATATGGTGTATATAAGCACCACTTAACCGATTGTCAAGGGTTGCCAATGGCTAGCGTTTACGAGATCGAAGCCGCAATTAACCTTAAAAACATGGTGAGCCCGGCTCTCATAAGGATGATAACAGAGGTCGGTCAGCTGGAGAAGGGCTTCGAGAGCCTTGGCAAGAAGGCGGCTCTTGTATTCGGAGGTGCGGCAGCTGTTGCCGGGGGCGGGATTATAGGCGGCCTGGTTAAGGCGACGGAGCACGCATCGAAGCTTCTGCATGTTCAGAATCAGCTTGCTGCTTCCGGATACTCAGTGGCGGAACAGGCACAGGCAACCGCCAAAGCCTTGGAGATGCAACAAAAATATGGCGTGAAATATGCGGAAGCACTTAGTGATATACGTGAAATAGCTTTTCCGCTTGGCGGCATGAAGCATGCGCTTGCTTTCGCCGAGCCTCTAGAGCAGATGCGTGTAGTACTCAATGCGTTTAAGGAAGGCACCGGCGACAAGGCTAAAGAATCTCTTTATGCCGCTGCACGTTCAGGTGAACTGAGAGGCCTGAAAACAAATGAAGACTTCCGCAATTTATTCGAGGCAGAGACGAAGGCAATTATTGCTACTGGCGGAAAATTAACTCCCGAGGGCTTCCTTGCTGCAGCGCAATATGGACGTGTGGCGACGCAGGGATGGACACCAGAATTTGTCGCAAAGTGGTTGCCTACGTTAATCCAAGAACAAAGGGGAATGCAGGCTGGCACGGGACTGATGTCCTTGTTCCGAAATATTGCGCAGGGTCACACTCCACTTGGTTCCGTCCAAGCATTGGATGAATACGGCCTACTCACAGATCCAAGCAAGATAGTTTATAATAAGAAGGGAGAAATCAAAGGCTTCCATTATGGTGCTATCGAAAAAAGCGACTTACTGGTTAAAGATCCGTACAAATGGGCTCAGGAAGTTCTGGCGCCTGCACTGCGTGCGAAGTTAGGCCCTGATATTACCCCAGATAATGCTAAGGTCATCGGCGCTATAGGGGATTTGATTAGCCAACGTACAGCTGCACAGTCGGCGGCGATTATGACCCTGCAGCCACAGCGTTTTGAGAAAGACGCCGCGCTCATAGGCCAAACTATGGGACTTGGCGCGGCCGACTTTTTGGTCAAGAACGATCCCTACGCCGCCATGAACCGCTTTACCGCAGCGTGGGACGCCCTTTTGACGAAGCTAGGTGGGCCACTTGTTAATCCGGCGATTAAGGCTCTCACCGGACTTGCTGATGCTATGAATAAGATTTCAGGTTTCGGCTACTTGACTGGGCTGGCGAGGGCACTCACGGAACTTGGCTCTGCTTCTCTTGTTGGCGGCATAGGTGCACTTATTGGCGGAGCTATAGGCGGACCGGCTGGCGCGGCCGTCGGCGGAGTACTTGGTGCGCTGATCGCCGCGTTGGGTGCGCTTGTGGCGCTCAATTGGGACGAGATAACGAAAGGTTTCGATACTGTTAAAGGAGCGATCACTGGATTTTGGGATTGGCTTAAAGAGGCTGGAGCTGGAATGTTGAAGTGGATCACCTCATTAGGTGGCCTGCTGAAGACAAGCCTTGGTGGTGGTGGTGATTGGACCGCCGGCGCAGGATTAATGAATATCCGTAATCCTGTGGGAGGATACTCAGACGCCATCCGCAAGGGATTCGCCGGCTCGCCTTATCTTAATGCGGCTTTGCTGACCTATTCGAAAGAGGGCGCAAGTGGTTATGTCGGCGATGGCGGGAGTAGCTTCGGACCGTTCCAATTGCACCGCGGCGGCCCCGGCTCGCAAGGATACTTATTCGAGCATGAGACCGGTCTGAACCTCGCGGACCAATCGACGGTAGGCGCGCAGATCGCTTTTGTCAGGAGACATGTCGAGCGCGCTGGCGGATTTAGTTCCAATATTTGGCATGGTTTGCGGCACGTTCGCAGGCCAAGCGCCGCTCCATATAAAGGCCAGCAAACTGTCCAGGCTAACATTCATACCCCTGTCTATCTTGACGGCAAGATGATAGCGAATAATACTGTGAACCATGTTTTGAAATCGAGTGAACATAGCCGAGGAGCCGCATATTTCGATGGGTATGGAACTTTTGCGGGCGCCGATCGCCAGACTGCTACAGCTTAGCCTTATCTTAGCCTTATTGTTTGCGAGCACAGCCTTTGCTGGAACGTGCCATTATTATAGCTATGGCGGCCACGGCGTCAGCTCTTGCGAGAATGGAAGCTTCCAAACCTGGAGCCACGGCCGGCATCGAGAG